GGAGGAGCCGGTCGTCGAGCACGAGCGGTGGTGCACGGACCACGCGCACCCGAACACGTGGTACTGCCCGGCGCCCGACGGGTGGGTCGCGGCGGACGCGCTCCCGGCGGTGAAGGAGAAGCCGAAGGAGGACTGACCCGGGGGAACGGGAAGGGCCCGCAGCCTGGTGGCTGCGGGCCCTTCGTCGTGCGGTGGGTCAGAGCGTCTTGCCGCCGCCGAGGTCGGGCTCGCCGGGCTCGCCGCCGGAGGGGATGCCGGCCGCGCCGGCGCCCGGGTCGGTGACGGGCGTGGTCTCGCCGTCGGTGCCGTCGCCGCCCGTCTCGCCGCCGTCGGCCGGGGGCTCGGCGGGCGGGTCGTTGGCCTGCAGCTCGGTGGTCGCGGCCTCGAGGCGGGCGATGTTCTCCTCCACGTCGGCGCGGACCTCCGCGGCGTTGGCGTCGTCGGCCACGGCCTGCGCGAGCTTCGCGCGGAGCTCGTCGAGCTCCGTCCGGACGGCGGTGAGGTAGTTGCTGACGGAGTCGTCGAGCTGGCTCAAGGTCTTCCCCTGTTCGTCGAGTTGTTGGGCGATGCGCTCCAGGAGCGCCCGCTTGCTGAGCTTGCGGTAGTCGCGTGCCACGAGTCCTCCTGGTGTGTGCGCGGCTGACGCTACCGGCGGCCGGTGTCCGGATCGTGTGGGTGCGGGCGCGACACGCACGGGTCACTACTAGCCGTACCACTGGCGCCACGCCCACTAGTACCACTACCATTGGACTGGTACCACCCCCACCCACTCTCAGCGGAGGAGAGCACGTTGACAGACACGCCCACCGATGGCCTCGAGTACGAGGCCATCGACCTGTCGGGACTGACCGACGAGCAGCGGCAGGTGTTCGAGAAGCTGACCAAGCCGTTCCGGCGGGACGAGATCGAGCTCCTCCCGAAGCCGTGGGCCAAGGAGGGGAAGCCGGTCGACTGCACGACGTGCGGGGGCCGGCACCTGCAGGGCGCCGCTGCGCCGCACCTGTCGTACGTCGGGCACGCCGGCGTCACGACCCGGCTGCTCGAGGTCGACCCGACCTGGTCGTGGGAGCCGCTGCACCCGGACATCGACGACCGCGCGCTGGCCGCCGTCCTGAACAACACGGGCCTGCCCGACAACCCGACGGTGATCCTCGACTGGCTCGCGAAGCACTCCCCGCCGCGGATCGAGAACGGCGGGATCTGGATCCGGCTGCACGTGGCCGGGTTCACCGCGATCGGGTTCGGCGACGCCGACGGGAAGACCGGCGCGCCCCGCGACGTCAAGGTGATGATCGGCGACGCGATCCGGAACGCCGCGATGCGTCTCGGGGTCGGCACGTACCTGTGGTCGAAGAGCGAGCGGGCCCGGGCTGAGCTCAGCCGGCAGAGCCAGGACGACGACGAGCGGCGCGAGGTGCCGGCGTCCGGCCGCGCCGAGCGGCAGCGTGCCGGGCAGGCAGCGCAGGGCGAGGACCCGTGGGCCGTGAAGCCGCTGACGCCGGCGGGGCGTGAGGTGCTCAGCAAGGCGATCGCGGCGGACGACCGGGAGACGCTGCTGAACCTGTTCACAGGTGCGCGTGGCCTGTCGCCGCAGCACGTCACGGTGGACGACCTCCGCCCGGCCGGGCCGCTGCTGCAGATCGCGGGTCCGATGCTGCTGCCCGACGTGATTGAGCGGATCGGGTTGCACTTCAAGCACAAGCAGGTGTCGGTGCTGCAGGCGTTGGAGGCGGCTGCCAAGCCGGCGAAGGCGCCCGGCGGTCCGGACGACGAGCAGTCCTGAGGAGGACGACGTGAGCAACGAGCAGAACGCCCCGCTGGCCGTCATGTCGGACGCGGCCGTCGCCGCGATCCCGCAGCCGTCCGAGTTCGAGCTGGTGGGCCCGGACCGGTGGGTCCGGGACATCGAGGTCAGCTACCAGCTGGCCCCGCCGTCGTGGCGGCCGGCCCGTGAGGGCGAGACGTGCAGCCAGGGCGGGGGCGGGCACGGCGCGTGGAAGACGACGGCGTGCCGGCAGCCGGCGGTGGTGACGCACGAGTCGATGCGCGGGTCGAAGCCGTACCGGTCGGGGCGGTGCGACGTCCACGCGGGTGGCCGGGTGCCGTTGGCGGACGGGCGTGTGGTGGAGCCCGTCACGAACCCCCTCGGCGGTGCCTGATGGACGTGCGGTTCCACCCCCTGACGTGGCAGGGGCCGTCGACGCCGGCGAAAGACCGGCGGTCGCGGTACACGTTCCGGGTGGGCTGGACGGACACGCTCGAGCTGCTGACCAAGGAGTTGGAGCTGCTTGGCGCGCGGGACATCGTCATCGAGGTCGGGCTGAGCACGTCGGAGATCCGGCTGGACGGGTGGCCGCGGGCGAACGCGCGGGAGCCGCAGCACCCCGGCGTTCGGTTGGCGTTCGAGTCGAGGCACGGGCCGCTGATCTACCAGACCGACGCGTACGACGGGTGGCAGGCGAACGTGCGGGCGCTCGCGTTGTCGTTGCAGGCGCTGCGGGCGGTGGACCGGTACGGCGTCACGAAGCGCGGTGAGCAGTACACCGGGTGGAAGGCGCTCCCGGCCGGGTCGTCGCCGGCGCCGGTGGACACGCGGATGTCTCGCGAGGACGCCATCACCACGGTTCTGCGGCTGGCGGGGATGACGGTGCAGGCGCCGATGAACCGGGCGGCGGTGATGTCGGAGAACGAGCTGCGGAAGCCGATCCTGGTGAGGGCCAGGCGTGCGGCGCACCCGGACACGGGCGGGTCGGACGAGGAGTTCCAGCGGCTGAGCGAGGCGCTCGACGTCCTGGGCGTCTCGTGAGCCTGCTGCTGTTGGTGCGGTGGCCGGACGACGTCGACCTGCCGCCCGGCACCGTCGGCGTCTGCAAGGTCGCGCCTCCGCGGCGGTACGCGTTTGTGAAGGACGAGGCCGAGTTCCTGGCCTGGGCCCGGGAAGAGGCGACGGTCACGGACTGCGGGCATGTGCCGGCCACCTTCACGCGGCGAACGACGGAGCGTGCGGTCGAGGACTTCGAGCAGGGGGCGTTGCCGCCGCCGGGTGTGATGGTGAAGGAGGAGTCGGCGTACCGGTTGGTGGTGCGGCCGACGCGGCCGCATCGGGGGGAGTACGCGGCGGATTCGGTGTGGGAGTCGCCGGTGGACATCGTGAGGGAGACGCGGGCGCAGCAGCGTCGGCGGAGAGCGCAGCGGAGGCGTGCATGGACGAGGTAGTGAGGTGGCCCCTGCCGGGGTCGATGGCGGCGGGGTACGACGCGCAGTTGGAGCGCACGGGGGACGTTGCGCGGGTCACGGAAGACGGGCGGCTGGATCCGCCGGTACACGTGCCGGCGGGCGGCTGGCTGATGGTGTCGGCGCCGCTGCGGATGCTGGGCGTGCCGTCCGAGAGGGCCGTCACGTACGAAAGCGTGAGCGAGCCCCCGGAGCGGCGCGGATGGCGCAGCTCCAGGAGCGGTTCGAGGACGAGGAGCTGGCGGAGCGGGCGCGGAAGCGTGACGCGGCGCTGTGGGCGTACCTGCGGTCCAGGGGGCAGGAGCGGGACCCGATCCTCGACGATGACGACGTGTACGACGACGTGGGTCCGGACGTGAGCGGGGAGACGGGCGAGCCGACGTTCGTGGACGCTCGCGGACGTGCGGACGGGCGGCGCGGCGCGGGAGGTGCCGCCGATCTGTGGGTGGTCGCTCCCGACGCTGCTGGCCGGCATCGAGGGCGTGGTGCACGCGGTGTGCGTGGTGTCGGGCGAGCACGACGAGCACGTCGCGGTGGTCGACGGGAAGCCGGTGCCGTTCGACGAGACGACGGGCGTCCGGCCGTGAGGGGCGTGAACCTCGCGCGTCCGGGCGACCTGGTCTGCTGGGAGCCGATCCGCTGGGGCCCGAACGCCGGCCAGCGGTGTCAGCGGCGCGGGTGGCTGAACGGGCGGTGCACGTACCACCAGGCGCCGCCTCCGGCGCCGAGCCCGCCGGAGGGGCTGTGCGGGTGTGGGTGCGGCAAGCGGCGTCAGGACCGGCACCGGCTGCGCGCGTGGTGCCGGAAGACGCGACGTCGTGCACAGGGTGTGGACGTGGCTGTGGGCGACGCGCCCGGGTAGCAGCGACACGCGCCGTGAGTGCGAAGTGCGTGCGGGGCCCGCCGGACCAACTGGATCCGGCGGGCCCCATCCCCTAGCCTCAGGGCAGGCACACCTCATCACCCGCGGGAACGGGTGTAGAGGCTGGCCAGCAAGGCGATCAGAACCGGTGGTAGGGCCACCGGGACGCACGAGCTGACGTGCTCACCATCGTATCGGTGAGCACCGTCTGGCGCGACCGTCGAAGCAGCACGCTGTACCCTCCCCGGCGCAGTTCGGCCGGGTGATCCTCCGTCAGATGGAGGCAGATCGCTGTGCCCAGCTACGGGCGAACGACACGCGGTGGATGCTGCCCCGACCAGAACCTTGGGGGGTGAGGGCCCGGGTGAATCAGGCGAGCGCAGCGAGCTGGTCCAGTAGGCGGTGCCGGTAGGCACTCCACCTCACCTCCGCAGGAGGTGCTGCCGGTGGTCACCGGCAGAGGGTGTTGACCTAGAACTCGATCCTCACCAGGGCGACAGGCAGGCAGAGCACCTCGGCGGGGTTGAGAGGTGACCACAAGAGGACGACGCCCTGTCCTGCTCGACGTGCAGCCACGCCACGGGGGTTCGTGCTAGCGCGCAGCACAGAACCCCGTCACAATGAGCACCAGCACGGACAACAGCCAGAGCCCGCGCCCGAGCGGGACGACCAGACACCGCCCCCACCGGAGGCACCCGATGACCGACCAGGCCCCCGACCCCGCCCGCGCCCAGCTGCTCGCCGACTGGATGGACGCCGTCCAGCGCCAGGAGCCCACCGGCGACTGCGGCCGCCTCGGCTGCGACGGGAAGCTCCGCCCGCTCCCCGCGACCGTCACCGGCTCCGTCGTGTTCCTCGACGCCGAGTGCGACGCCTGCGGGCGGGTCGTGTCGTCCCCGAACGGGAAGCGCACCGGCTGGGAGCCGCCCGGCACCGTCCGGCCCGCAACCGACCGGTGGCGCGAGCTGGCCGCCGCCGGCCCGGACTGGGCGCAGCGCGCCGCGGGCGACCGCTAGAGCACCGGCCAGCGTCAGCCCTCCGCCACGGCTGACGCTGGCCGGTTCCCGGCCCCGGTGGCAGACTGCGCGAGCGGGACCCCGCTGGAGGAATCAGCGGGGTCCCGCACCACGTCCGGCCCCATCGCACACCGTGCGCGGCCCGTTACCGGCCCCCGCCGTGGTGGTGTGCCATACGGTGGCACAGTGCGGACGTCGAAGACACCTCAGCAGCACCGGCGCGCCGAGCTCGCGGCCGCGGACGCCGAGGTCTACGCGCAGGTCATGGAGCGCGACGGCCGCACCTGCCTGGCGTGCGGCACTCGGGACCGGCCGACGCTGCAGCACATCCTCCCCCGCGGCGCGGGAGGCACGTCCCGTCCGCTGGACCCCCGCCTCGCCGTCGTCCTCTGCGGGTCCGGCACGACCGGCTGCCACGGCCTCGTCGAGCACGAAGGCCGCTACGACGGGTGGGCGTACGACCTGTTCCTGCTCGTGCGGCACGGCGCCGAGGTCGACGCGCTGCTCGCCGACCCCGACGCCACGCTGCTCGTGTGGGGGCCCGCGGCCGGCGTGTGGTGGGAGCTGTTCGTGTCCGGCGTCCGGACCGCGCGGCCGGACCTCGCGCCGTGCACCGTCGAGACACCCTGGTCGTAACGCTCCGGGCCCGAGCAGCGTTCAGAGGACAGCGGAATCACCTGTTCGGTGCATTCCGCTTTTCCTTGCACGCCCATTCCGCATTCCTCCTGTACATTCCCGGTCCTGCCAATAGAGTTCCTTCTGTACAACTCACTGGCACACCACCCGGCCCCCGGGAGGTGGAGTAACGGAGGACGCATGCCCACAGGAGGACCGGTGCGCTCGCCCCGCAACCACGCACGACGCGTCGAGGACCTGCAGCGCCTGGAACAGGACGGGCTGCTCAAGTTCGTGGAGTCCCGACGCCCCGAGGGTGGAACCTGGGAGTACGTCGTCTCGGTTCGCGGGGAGGCCGAGCAGCAGGCCATCCCCACGGCGCGCATCGACGTGTGGCTCCGGGCGTTCCGCTCGGCGCTCACCGCACTCGCCCACGGCCGCGCTGGACACGCGGCCCCGAGCACCACCACCGCAGCAACGGAGGAACGATGACCACCCAGCCCGACACCCCGCACGGCCCGCCCCCGGTCCGCGCGATCCGCATCACCCACGACGGCATCCTCGAGGTCGTCCACGTCCGCGGCACCCGCGACGCGATCGCCGCCGCCGTCGACGGCGTCGGCCCCAGCGACGTCGCCGCCAAGGCCACCTGGCGCGCCCGCGGCGGCAGCATCCTCACCGCCTGGCAGGCCGCGTCCGCGCCCCGCTCCCGGCAGAACGAGCTCGCCGAACGGATCGTCGACGAGCTCCTCCCCCGCCTCCCCGAGGGCGTCCCCGACCGGCTCCGCACCCGCCTCCTGGACGAGCCCCTCGCCGGGCCCGTGCTGATCCTCGGGTACCGCCCCGCCGGCGAGGACGGCCCGTGGGGCGAGAACGTGTCCCTCAGCGACCTGGACATCGACCGGATCCGCTCGCTCGTCGACGGCCGCCGCGCCCGCCGGGAGGCCGCGACCCTGGCCGTCGCGGCGTCCGAGGCGTCGACCCGGACCGTGGCGGTCGACCAGGACGCCCCGACGGTGGCGCTCGCGATGTCGGCCACCACGACGCTCAACCTGATGTCCGCCCCGGCGGCCGCCGTGTTCCCCCCGGCCCGCCGGGTCGAGCCGCAGACCGGCGGCGTGGAGGCGCTCGCCGCGAAGCTCGCGGCCGCTCCGCCGGCCCGGCAGCAGCCGAGGCGGAAGGGTCGGGCGCGTCGCGGCTCCCGGTGACGCGGGTGTGGGTGCTGTGCCGCTGGCCTGTACAGCACCCACACCACCCACTAGTATGAGTACCACTGAACCACTACTCGCAGCGGAGGCGAGCATGACCGACCCGACACCCACGACCGACACGGCCACGGCCGTGAACATCGAGCTGCTCGACAAGGCGCTCGCCCGGATCGACGCCAACCCGGACACCTGGCGGCAGGCCTCCTGGCACTGCGGCACCGCCGCCTGCCTCGCGGGCCACGTCGCGCTGGCGGCCGGGTACCAATGGGCCAGCGACGACGCCATCGAGGTGTTCGTGACGTCCCCGGACGGCGCCATCACCGACGAGGTGGCCAGTGTCGCCGAGGACCTGCTGGGGCTCGACTCGAAGTCGGCGTTCGAGCTGTTCTGGTGCGCGAACACCCGCGAGGACCTGCAGAGGATGCGCGACGTCCTCGCCAACGACCCGCAGGCCGACGCGTCGGCGCTGCACGAGGCGCGTCAGTCGTGGTGACCCCGCAGCCGTTCACCCCGCCGGCGTGGACGTTCGTCCGGGCGCACGAGGCCTGGTACGCGCAGGCGTGCGGGATCACGACGCCAACGATCACGGTGCAGCACGAGGCGCACACCGCCGACGGCTTCCCCGACGGGATCGTCTGGGAGATCCAGATCAAGTGGGGCAGCGACTCGCGCGCGACCGTCGAGTGGGGCGAGTTCGCCGGCGACGTCCTCCGCGAGCGCCCCGAGCTGGTCAAGTACCTGCAGCGCGTCGTGCTGCTCAACGTGCCGCCGTGCTCCGTCATCGAAGTGCTCGAAGGCTGCGGGTTCGTCGACGACACCGACACGGTCATGCCCGCCTGGATCGCCGAGGTCATGGCCGGCGGCCACACCGGCATCGACGGCTCCTGACGACACGTAGGCCCGGCCGCCCCTTCCCCGGGGCGAGCCGGGCCTACCGTTCCCAGCATCCACCCCCGATTCCTCCGGGAGGACCACCCTCATGACCTGGATCGTCACCGACGACACCTGCGGCCACACCGTCATCGTCGCCGCCGCCCGACACCACGCCGTCGACCACGTCCGCCTCGCCACCACCGCCGGGCACCCCGCCAGCCTCCGCCCCACCCCCGCGCGCCTCAACGGCGCCGCCGCGGCCCACTACCCCGCCGCGTCGTGCCAAGGCTGCACCGACCGGCTCATCGCCACCCTGAACCTCATGCTCCGCGAGCGCGTCGGCCGCGCCGCGATCGAGCGGGGCGCGGACCCGTTCCGGTACGTCGAGGTCTTCGAGAACCTGCGCCGCTTCCGGGTCGACCTGGACCCCGCGACGTGCGCGGACGCCGCGATCGCGATCGCGCACCGCAGTCTCCCCGCTGGCCCGGTCGGCGCGTGGACCGCCGAGAAGCTCGACCCGTCCGACCCGCTCCTGCAGCAGCCGTCGTCCGGGACGTCGTGATGGCCCGCGTCGTCCTCACGTTCCGCGGCGACCCGATGCTGATGAACGAGCTCGTCGGCCTCGCGAAGGCAGCGAAGGCCGGCCGGTCGAACGCCATCGGGTACGTCGTCACGGACGAGATCACGAAGTGGCGCGACGTCGGCCGCAAGCTCGCAGAGACGGCGCTCGAGGAAGGCACCGCGCAGCCGCTCGTACCGCCCGTGCGCGTCACCTGTACGCACCTGCGGAAGAACGAGCAGCCCATCGACACGATGGCCGTGGCGCTCGCCTGCAAGTCGCTGGTGGACGGTGCTGTCGCCGGCGGCCTGATACCGGACGACCGGGACACGCTAGTCACGGAGACGCGGTTCCCGGCGCACCGCACGGTCGGGTACGAGGGCATCGAGCTGGTCATCGAGACGGTGCCCGCCGACACCGCCGGGCGGCTGCTGTGATCACCGCACAGAAGGTCATGGGCACCGCGAACCGGATCGCCGAGTTGGGACGACCCGCAGTCGAGGTCGAAGCATGGTGGACGTGGTTCAGCCGACACGGGGTCGACTTCGCGGACGTCTGCCTCACCTACGACCCCGAAGGGACCCCGACTCACGTGTGGGTCAGCGACAAGCACCGCGCGCTGGTCTACGTCACGATCAGCGAGACGGGTGTGCCCTACCCGAAGGCGACGCTCGTCCAGCTCGAAGCGCCCGCGCTCCCGTTCCCGGACGGTGCCGCCGTGCTCTACGGCGGCACGTTGTGAGCCTCGAGGAGCACATCGCGGAGCAGCGCGACGCGAAGGCCACGACCGTCGTCCGCTGGCTCATCGCCGCGAACACCACCCACCGCCGGTGCCGCCGCTGCGCCGAGCCCGTCACCCGCGACGAGGAAGGCCGCTGGGTCGTCACCACCCAGCACGGCCTGCCGTCCCTCGACTGCGGCGCCCCCGGCTTCCGCCGCACCGGCGCGCACGTCCCGCACGTCGCCGACGTCTGGACCGTGCAGCGCATCGCCGCGGCCCCGCCCGACCTCCGCAAGGAGATCGCCCGCCTCGCCGGGCTCAAGCGCCCGTGCTCACCGGAGACGTGGGACCGGGTCGTTGTGCTGTACCAGGCCCGGGTCGAGGCCGACCGCCGGCTGCGGTGACCACCCGGCCGTCACGCGGGCCCCCACCGACCCCCACTGGTACCATTACTAGTAGCACCACACCCCACCCAAGGAGCGGAGCCTTGACCATCTTCACGTGCTCGTACAGCGAGTTCGAGCGCCAGCAGGCACCCGACCGGCTCCCCGTCCGGACCACGCTCGGCGCGCCCACCCGACGGCCACCGACGTACGCCGGCGACATGGCCTCTCTGCGCGAGGTCACCCCGCTCGCCCGGTTCCTGCGCCCCGTCGTCCTCCCCCGCGCGGAGTACGAGCGGGAGTACCGGAACATGCTCGCCGGGTACGGCCCCGAGCGGATCCAGCAGCGCATCAGCGTGCTGCTGGCCAACAGCGGCCGGCAGCACCCCGTGCTGCTGTGCTTCGACAACCTCGCCAAGCCCGGCGGCTGGTGCCACCGGTCGATGTTCGCGGGCTGGTGGCTCGAGCAGACCGGCGAAGAGGTCATCGAGCTCGGACGGCGATACGTCGCGCCGACGGGCGGCACCACGATGGACGCAACACTGTTCGACGACATCCGAGACGGCGCCTGACCCGCAGGCCCGTCGACTCTCAGCGGAGGAGAGCACCTTGACCAGCACCACCGATGCACCGGCCACGACACCGGCCGGGACCCCGACGTACGACCTCGAGCTCGTGTACCGCGACCCGCGGTCCCTGCTGCTCGACCGCAACGTCCGCATGACCACCGCCGCCGACGCCGAGTTCGTCGAGTCCCTGCGGCTCCACGGCGTCCTGCAGCCCATCGTCGCCGTCCGAACGGGCATGGTCGTCGTTCCTGACAAGGGAAAGAGCTACGACCAGCTGCGGGTCAAGTTCGGGCACCGCCGCACCGTCGGCGCCATCGAGGCCGGTCTGGACCGCGTGCCCGTGCTCATCGCGGGCGACGAGCAGCACAACGACCCCGCGCAGATCGAGCGGTTGCTCACGCAGATCGCGGAGAACGACGCCCGCGCCGGGCTAACCGAGTTGGACCGCCTGAACGCCGTCGAGCAGCTGTCGCTGTTCGGCATGTCGGCGGACGAGATCGCGGCCGCCACGAAGACGCGGCCGGACACGGTCGCGCAGCGGCTCACGGTGGCCCGGTCGCAGACGGCGAAGGCGTTCCTGATGGAGCAGCCGAACCCGGGCCAGTACCTCGACGTCGCGGCCGCCCTGGCCGAGTTCGACGGCAAGCCTGAGCAGGCAGAGCTGATCGAGCTCGCGCAGGGCGGCTCGTGGATGCTGCGGCAGCGGATCCAGGAGGTCCGCAACAAGGAGGTCGAGGACCGGCTGGTCAAGGCGGGTCTGGAGAAGGCGCTCGAGCTGGGGCTGCGCGTCGTCCCGGACGACGAGCCGTGCGTGGCGCTCCGGTCGTTCGCCGTGTCGGAGCCCGACGACCCGTACAAGACGATGACCGGCGCGGAGCACGCCGACTGCCCCGGTCACGGCGTGCAGGTCGACGTCTTCAACGGCGACGTGTGGCTGGACACCCGCGAGCTCGTGCACGGGGCCGGCCACCGGGTCGTGCTCGCGATGGTCAACGACGAGGTGGACTTCGAGGCCGGCGACGACGCGCTCGACGACGACGAGGACGGCGACTACGAGATCGACCAGGACGTCGTGACGCCGCGTCCGGTGGAGGACGTCGCCCTGCCGGGCGACGAGCTCGCCGAGAAGCCCCGCCAGTCCGAGTGGGTGAAGTACGCCGGCGGAGCGTACGTCTGCACGCAGCCCGACCTGCACACGATCCGCGGCGGCGCGTCAGCCGCCACGATGGGCGGCGTCGGCCAGCCCCTCGACGAGGCGGCCGCGAAAGAGCAGGCCCGGGCGGAGCGCGCCGACGTCATCGCGTCGAACAAGGCGTGGACGGCGGCGGAGGAGCTGCGCCGGGAGTGGCTCAAGACCGCGGTGAAGATGAAGGCCGTCCCCAAGGGCACCTCCCAGCTGCTCATGGCGGCGCTGGTCGCTGACGGGTTCGCGCTCCGCGACCACTTCGGCGACACCTACGGCCTGACCCTGCTCGGCGTCAAGAAGGTCACCTACGCCCGCGACGAGCTGCTCAAGCGGGTCACGGCCGCCGGGAAGAAGACCGAGCCGGCGGGCCTGGTCGAGGTTCTCACGCTCGTGCTCGCGGCGTACGAACAGGCCACCGACCGGAACGACTGGCGCGGGAAGCCGGACCACACCGCCCGGTACCTGCGGTTCTTGAGCGAGCGCATGGGCTACCAGCTGTCCGACGTCGAGAAGCGCGCCGCGAAGCTGGCCAAGCCGTGAGCGACCTGACCAGCGCCGTCGCGTACCTCGCGGACGTCGTGGGCGACTCCTGGACCGCCACCGCGATCGGCACCGCGATGACCTGCACCGAGGCCGACGCGCTCGCGGACGTGCTGCACCTCGGCGGGCACACGGAGGAGGCGGCCGCGTTCCTGGTGGGTCACGCCGACGGCGACCACGACGACGAGGACGCCCACCGCCAGCTCAGGCTCCGGGAGAGCAGCGCCGACGAGCACGCCCGGGCGATGGACGCCGCCCGGAAGTACCTCGCGACCGTGGCCGACGCACCGACGGGAGCAACGCGATGAGCGAACGGTGCCTCGTCGACACCTGGCTGCTCGAGGCTGACGGCCTGTTCGGCTGGCACTGCCTCACGCACCAGGTGGACTCCAAGCCGGCGTACGCGACACGGAACGCGGCGATCGAAGCAGGCAAGGCACATCTGGCGCCAGCGCCGGGCTGATCCGGTACTGTGCCGTTCAGTCGCCCACCCGAACCCCCGTGCGGGTGGGCGACCACGCGGGAGAAGCGCCGAAGGTGGCGCGCCCCCCTTCCAGGGGGGAGGGGCAGGTTCGATCCCTGCCTCCCGCTCTCGGTCCCCCGGGACCGGCCCCTGTCGCCCCCGGGTGTGGTCATGTCGGTTCCTCCGCAAGGTTCCTGGCCGACTGCCCCCGGGGGCGACGCCGTCTCAGCGGAGGAGGCCCCCGTGTTCCACGGTTCGATACCCGGCGACATGCGCTCGCTGGTCTGGGAGCGGTCCGCGGAGTGGGGCCCCGACGACGACGTGTACGTCGGGTGCTCGGGCAACATGACCCTGGAACGGGTGCTCGCCGACCGCGGGTGTCGGCTCCACAGCAACGACGTCACCGGCTACTCCTGCGCGCTCGGCTGGTACCTCACCGGCGCCGAGCTCCCGTTCACGCTCAAGCCAGAGCACGCCGAGCGGCTCGACTGGCTCGCGCCGTACCTCGACGGCCGCGCCGGGACGATGGCGACCCTGATGCTCGGCACCCGGTTCCTCGGCCTGATCGGCAAGACCGGCCGCTACTACGAGCGGATGCTCGCCGCGACCCGCGAGCAGTGGCCCACCATGCACGGGAAGACCCGCGCGAAGCTCGAGGGCCTCACCCTGCAGCTCGCGTCGTTCTCCCCGATGGACGTTCGCGAGTTCGTCGCCGACGTCGCCCCACCAGCCGCGCCGGTCGTGATGTTCCCGCCGTTCTACGGCGGCGAGCGCACCAGCGACGGGAAGGCCCGCGGCGACTACGAGCAGCAGTTCGCGGGCATCGACACGTTCTTCGACTGGCCGGCGCCGACGTACCCGCCGCTCGACGAGCACGGCAAGGACGAGCTCGTCCGCCTGGTCGTCGAGCGGCCCGCGTGGATCCTCGGCCTGCACGTTGAGCGCCCGGAGCTGCGCGAGCACCTCCGGGGTGTGGTGCAGACGACGAACCGGGGCGTCTCGATCTACGTGTACAGCGCGGGCATGACCACCCGGATCGTGCAGCCCCGGCAGCAGACCGCGCCGGTGCTGATGCCGAAGCTCGGCCCGTGGGAGGACCTCGAGGGCCCGCTGCGCCTGCACGTGCTCACCGGCCCGGAGTTCTCCGCGCTCCGCTCGCAGTTCATGAACAAGAGCATCCTGCCGGGCAGCCCGCTGCTCGCCGTCGGCGTCTCCGCGGGCGGGAAGCTGATCGGCGCGTTCGCGTACAGCGGCCCGAAGTACGAGCCGTCGCAGGCGTACCTGCTGTCCGACTTCCCCGTCGCGTGGACGCAGTACCGCCGCCTCTCGAAGCTGATCGTGATGGCCGCCATGAGCGACGAGGCCCGGCATCTCCTGCAGCGGCCCCTGTCCCGCCGGCTCCGGACCGTGCTGACGACCGCGTTCAGCGACAACCCGCAGTCCGCGAAGTACGGCCGCGGGATCCCCGGCATGAAGCTCGCGAAGCGGGAGGACGGCGGCGAGGGCGGCACGGCCAAGGACGGCGTGCACCGCTACATGCTGAACTACGAGGGCCCGCTGGGGGCGTGGGACCTCGCCGGCGCGCTCGCCACGTGGATGGACAAGCACTCGAGCGACCAGAGGTGGCCGGCATGACCCTGAACGTCGAGATCCAGAAGCGGCGCCTCGCCGACTTCAACCCGCAGGCGGTCAACGCGCGGTTTATGCGGAAGGAGACGTTCGACCGGCTGGTCGCGAACATCCGCGCCGACGGCCGGCTCACGTCCCTCCCCCTGATCTACGAGCCTGACCCGGCCGTGCCCGGGGACATCGTGTCCGGGCACCACCGGATCGAGGCCGCGATGACGGCGCTCGGCCGCGACCATGAGGACCACGTGCTCGTCGTCCGCGATGAGCAGTCCAAGCAGCAGATCATCGCCCGGCAGCTGTCGCACAACGCGATCGAGGGCGAGGACGACCCGGCCACGCTCAAGGCGCTGTACGAGCAGCTCGACGACGTCGACTGGCGGGCGTACGCGGGCCTCGACGACAAGACCCTCGACCTGCTGACGAAGGTTGACGTGCAGGGCCTGTCCGAGGCGAACCTGGACTTCCAGACGGTGACGCTGGTGTTCCTGCCCGCCGAGCTCGAGCGGGCGCAGCAGGCCTTGGACGACGCCCGGAAGCTCGCCGGCACGGTCGCGGGCCGGTGGGTCGCCGCGCTCGCGCAGTACGACCCGACGCTGGACGCGCTCGAGACGGCGCACGCCGCGTGGAAGGTCGGGAACGTCGCCACGGCGCTGGGCCTGATCCTCGACGTGTTCGAGGCGAACCTCGAAGCGACGCAGGCCGGCTGGCTCGACGGCGACGGCGAGCCGCGCCGGAAGGAGCACGTGCCGGTGGAGTCCATGCTCGGGACGCGGGCGGTGCCGCCGGACGCCGCTGCGGTCATCGTCCGGGCGGCGAAGAAGGTCCGGCGGGACGCCGGCGACCGGGAGATGCCGCTGTGGCGGGCGGTCGAGCTGGCGTGTGCGGACTACCTGGGCGGCGCCTGACACCTGTGCCGTTCGCCTGTACACGACCCCAGACCGTGTACTAGTATCAGTACCACTGAATCACCCGACTGCCAGCGGAGGGCAGCCCGATGTTCCACAACCTGATCGCCATGCGCGTCGTCCTGATCGCCTCGGCCGCGAGCCTGCTGACCGGCATGGGCCTCGCGTTCGACACCCCGAACGACGGCCTGGCCACCCTGCTCCGGGTCCTCGGCCTGGCAGGTCTCATCGTCTGGCTGGTGGTGTGGCAGATCCCGCCCCGGGGGCACGACGACGACACCTGCCCGCTGTGCAACGACGAGACGGTTGAGCTCTGACCGTGGCTGAGCGGTCGACGGTCTGCTCGCAGCCCGGCTGCGACGGCACCACGATGTGGATGCGGACCGCCCGGCAGCTCGACGAGCGCACCGGCAAGATGGTCGGTGGCCGGCCCATGATGGTCGACTGGCCGCTCCCGCCGCTCCTCACCGAGGGCGGCCGCCTGCTGGCCGAGCCCGGGAAGCCGGTGCCGAACCTGGGCGTGAAGAAGGACCAGCACGGCTCCTGGATCGCCCGCGTGCTGTCGGAGGCCGAGCCGCTCCGCGCGGAGGAACGGCCCGGGATCCCGCACTGGGCGACGTGCAAGAACCCCCCGCACCGCGAGCGGAAGCCGCGGCCGCGCCCCAAGTCCGGCCCGACAGCGGGCCAGGCAGCCCTGGACCTCGACGTCGGCGGGGACCCGGCGCCGCGCCCCGGGCTGATGAGCATGGAGTCGCTGTTCCCTCGCCGCAGGTCGCGGCGAGGCTGACAAGGAGGATGACGTGGCGGAGAAGAGCAACGAGCCGACGGTGAGCCTGTCGAGGTACCAGCCGTCCCGGGAGGCCAGCGGCCTGGACCTGATGGCGAAGCCGATGTACGAGGCGTTCATGACGGCGCTGCGGGAGAACGACCAGACGGGGGAGTCGCTGCGGTTCCCGGTGGTCGGCGTGCTCGAGGGCCGGGTGGGGCACATCGGCCGGCCGGGGATCGAGAAGGCGCCGAGCATCGAGCTGCGGTTCGTCGCGGTCGAGCCGGTCCTGGACCGCGACACGATCGATCTCGCCGAGAAGCTGCGCGGGCTGTTGAGCGAGCTGAACGACGTCGTCGGCGAGAACGCCGAGGGGCAGAAGCTCCTCGACCTCATGCACGAGGCCCTGCCCGGGAAGCCGACGGAGACGGTCGTCGGGCTGATGCACCAGCTGCGGGACGTGCGGCTCGGGGAGCAGCCCCTGGACCTCGACGGCACCGGCACCCGCGACCCGGGCGAGCCGGGCCCGGACGGCGAGCGGCCGGCGACCGGTGGCGAGACGACGACGCGGAGGCCGAGGAAGCGCGCGGCGTCCGGCCCGGTCGTGGCGGTGGACTTCTCGTCCACCGAGTAGGACTCCGCCACGCTGGCTAGTTCGTCCTCGCCTTGCCAGCGCGGCGGTGATCGCCGGGTGGCGGCCATCACCCCGCGCGATCCAGTGCCCCCCACCCCACCCGGGGTGGGGGGCACTGTCGTTTGTCAGCACCCGCCCGCTCGTGACCTGCGGAAACGCGCCCGCGTGTCTGACAAGTGGTTGCGCTACGGCAGATCATGCCCCACTCTTGTGCCGCGGGACGGCACGACGTGACATAGACGTGCGTCCCACCGACTAGGACAGCGCTGGCACGCTGAACGGAGGCAAGGTGGCGAGCAGGACCCGGCCGCGCACGACCGCGAAGCCGAAGCCGACCGCGCAGCCCGCGCCGCAGCAGTGGCGGCGCGGGCAGGGCGGCCTGTTCGACGTCGTTAAGGGCGGCTGGGACACCGCGGTCCTGCCGTTCGTGGTGTTCGTGCTCGTCGTCCCGCTGCTCGGCCTCGGCTGGCACGCGCTCGCCGTCCGCTTCGACTACGTCCCGCACCTGACGTTCATGCTCGGCGCGTGCGGCGCCGCGCTCACCGTGGCGCTGTGGAGGTCCTCGCAGTCCCGGAACCCGTGGAACCGGCGCCGGCTCGCCCTGTCCATCGGGTGGCTCGCTGCCGTCTGGTCGGTCACCACCCTGATCGGAGCGGTGCCGTTCTGGCACATCGTGCTCGTGTTGCCGACCGGGTGCCTGATCGCGCTGTGGCACGTCGTCGTGCAGTACCCCGTGCACCGCGGCGACGGCACGGACCACCACGGCGACGAGGACGGCGCCTGGCAGCGCGCCGTCGGCCTCGCCGACAGCACCCGCCCGGTGAAGGCCGAGGACAAGAACGGCGAGCGGCACGTGCTCGTCGAGCACACCGAGAACACCCGCGAGGACCTGGTCCGCGCGAAGCAGCGGATCGAGGCCAAGGCGAAGCTGCCGTCCGGGTCCGTGCGGATCGACCCCGTGCTCGAGGCCGGCCGGACGCTCGCGCACCGCACCAAGCTCGTCATCTCGCGCAGCGCGTACCTCGACAACGTGCCCGACTGGAAGGGCCCGGTCCGGGCGGGCGCCGGCGTGTGGGAGCCGATCCGGGTCGGGTGGACCGCGGACCGCAAGGAGTCGCGCTGGTCGATGACCCCGACCGACGACTTCGTCGGCTCCCCGTCGCTGATCTCGTCCGGGAAGAGCGGCGCGGCGAAGACCGCGTTCCAGGTGAACCTGCTCGGCGAGCTCGTCGCCCGGCAGGGCATCGTTGTCATCGCGTCCGACACCCGCAAGGCCGGGCAGTGGGTGCCGTTCGTCCGGCCGTTCCTGCACTGGTTCGAGTCCACGCCGGAGGGAGCCGAGGCGCAGCTCCGTGCGCTGGCCGCCGCGGTGCCGGTGCGGACGCAGCTCATCACCGACCTCACCGGCGAGGACCGGTGGACGCCGCGGTGCTGGACCGAGTTCGGGATCCCGTTCGTCCTGGCTTGGTTCGCGGAGGCCGCGCCGCTGATGGGCCCGTTCGAGGAGGAGTGGGCCCGGGGCGTCGAGGTGTGGCGCTCCGCCGGCTTCAAGGTCGTCACCGAGCTGCAGCGGCCGTCGGAGGAGAACGTGTCGACCGACTTCCGGAACCTCGTTCCTGAGTCGATGGCGTTCGCGTGCGACAAGCCTGAGGACGCCCGGATGGCGCTGTCCGAGGACACCCTCGACGCCGGCGCCGAGCCGTGGACCTTCGACCCGATGGAGCAGCCGGGCCTGCACTACGCCGAGCTCGCGGGTGAGAAGAAGAACCGGTGGCCGATGAAGCGCCGCACCGAGCGCCCCGACCGGCTGCTGCTCGCCGCCACGGTCGCCGAGTGGATGGTCAAGCACCCGGAGTGGCACGAGCTCGACCAGGCCACCGCCGAGGTGTTCGCGGGCGCCGCGACGCGCCGCGCGTCGTACGCCCGCCGCGACGTCGTCACCGTCGGGACGTGGCTGTCGTCGAAGTACGGCAAGGTGCCGCAGCTGCGCGACCCGGCCGTCAGGAAGTGGATCGAGCAGGCCCCGAAGCCAACCCCGCCGACCCCGACACCGCCGACCCCGGCCGGGCCGCCGGCGCAGCAGGAGGAGCCCGTGCACCCCGACGAAGAGACCGAGGCGGCGCCTGACCTGGCGCTCGCCGAGCTGGAGGAGGACGACGACACGATGAGCGAGCACATGCGCCAGCAGGTCGCGCTCGAGAGCGACCTGCTGGACGACGAGATCGACGCCGAGGTGACCCACGAGCTCGGCCCGGACCCCGACGAGACGCCCGACCCGCGGATCCCCGTCGAGCGGTTCGTCGCGCAGGTCGACGGCCCGCAGGACGGCGACGACGACCCGGCCGTCGACTGGTCCCTGCCGGCGTCCGGCCCGCGGCCGTCCCCGCAGCAGCGCGCCGCGAACTTCCAGGCGATGGTGCGCCGGCTGTTCACCGAAACGGACCCGGCCCAGCACGTCAAGCTCTCGGACGGCGAGCGCGTGCCGCCCGGCGAGGTGCAGGCCGGCCCCGACGGGACCCGGTGGGTGCGGGTCAGCACGGAGACGCTCGTCGCGCTGTGGCTCGACTTCCCCGGCGAGGACGTCCGCCCGGCGCTGTACCCGCGGCTCGAGGCGCACACGAAGACCCGCCCGGGCCGGCCAGCGACCGCGCGGCAGCTCGCCCGCGGCGAGTGGGCGATCAGCGAGCACGTCCTCGACGAGCCGCTCGTCATCCCGGACGACTACGACCCCGCCGACGAGGACGGCGACGAGCTCGACGAGGCGCGCGACGACGCTGCGCTGCGTGACGTGGAGGCGCTGACCGCGTGACGTGTGCCCGGACGGACAAGAGGCGGCGGCGGTTGTCGGCGCTCTCCCTAAGCCGTCGGACCGGACAAGGCACCTGACAAGCGGCCTGACATCGCACCTGACAACCGCTCGTTGTCCGGCGTAACGGGACCTGACATCGCACCTGACAAGACCACCTGACAAGTACGGAGAGTGACCGTGAGCCAGCCAGCGACCACCCCACCCCGCACGCCGCGTCCGCCGCGCGCCCCTCGCTCGCCGCGGCCCACCCTTCCGATGCCTGCAGCCGACGTGATGCCGGCCGCTGAGGCCGCGTGGGGCACGCCGCCCGTCGGGACCGGGCAGTCCACGGGCACGTTCACCGCGATCGGGGAGAGCTCGACCGGGAACGCGCGCGCGCACCCCGCGCAGGCCTACGCCGGGATCGGGAACCCCGCCGCGCACCGGGCGTACCTCGTGCGGATCGCGAAGCACGCCCTCGCGGGCCGGGCGGCGATCCTCGAGGCCGAGGCGCTGCTCCGCCGGTCGATCAAGCGGGCGGACCAGCTCACCACGAGCCAGAAGGCGCTCGCGTCGTTCCGGCTCCGCCGGGCGCACGTGAAGCTGGCCGCTGCGGAGGCGACAGTCGCGAAGCGGGCCGCGAGCGCGGCGAAGGTCCGCGCCGAGGTGAACCAGACGATCCTGTCGGCGAAGCGCCGGCAGAAGCACGGCGGCGCGTTCACCGCGCAGTAGGAGCCCGCCCGGCCCCCGGGCGGCACAGCAGAGGAGGCGCACATGCGCTGGGTCATCGTCGTCGCGCTGGTGCTGCTCGCGCTGCTCCTGGCGACTCGGAGGGTCAACGGCATCACCCGGATGGCGGCCGCCGGCGAGCTGGGCCGCCGCCACCCGTACCTCGTGCACGCCTGGCCGGTGCTGCGCTGGCTGGTGGCGGCCGGGGTGGTCGCGGTGGCGGTCGCGGTGGCAGCGGACACCGGCGCCCCGCCACCGGCCGCCACCGGTCCCGTGGCGGCTCCGGCCACCGAGCAGGGTGGCGGCGTCCCGTGGCTGGCGGTGCTCGCCGTGGCGGGCCTCGCCCTCGTGGCGGCCGCCGGGGTGGCGGTGGTGCGCGGCCGCCGCAACGACCAGCTCGACGCGTTCCTGTTCGAGGACGACGACGAGCCGCTCCCGCCGCCGGCGCCCCGCCGTGAGGAGCACCCCACCGAAGACCTGTCGGGCCAGGCTGGCACCGGGTCGACAGCCCCGATCGACGCAACGGAGGACGAGGACGATGAGCACGACGCAGACGACCGGCGCTGGCCAGCCGCCGAGGACGCGGACGCAGAAGCTGGTGACGGCGGGCCGGGCGGCACTGTTCACCGTCTCCCTGCTCGCCGTCGGGGTGCTCGTCGGCCGCTTTGAGCTGCACGCCGGCCAGCACGCCGGGTTCGGCGTCCTGGCGTGGGCGGTGCCGCTGGTCCTGACGCCGTACGTCCTGTGGACGTGGACCGACCCGCGCGCGCACCTCGCCGACGAACTGGGCGCCGTCGCGCTGCTCGCGGCGTCGGTCACGCTGTCGGTGTACGAGCCGTCCCCGCGGTGGCAGGCGCTCGGCGTCGGCCTGGTCGTGATCGTGGTGGAGTGGCGGATCGTGTCGCGGTGGCGGGCGAGCCTGCAGTACCGCGACGACCTCGCCGCCACGGCCGCCGAGCTGGCGGAGGCGAAGCTGGGGCGGTACGTGGCGGAGACGGACGCCAAGAAGGCGGCGGCGCGAGCGGCGGCGCAGTTGGAGGAGCTGGCGGCTCGGGTGGCGGCCGCCGAGGCGAAGGCGGTGGAGGTGGCGGCCCGCCAGTCCACGCCGCCACCCCCGCCGCCAGTGGACCCGGCACTTCCCGCCGGTGGCGGGTGGCGGGACGGCGCGCCGTGGGGGACGTCGTTCGACGACCACGTCGCGTGGTTGCGGGAGGAGCTCGCGGCCGGGCACGGCTTCACGGGTGTCGGCGTCCAGGACCTGTTCGGCCTCGGGTCGCGGAAGGCCGGCGCCGACCGGCTCGCCGAGGCGCGGCGCCCGCACCTCGTCCGGGAAGCGGGGACGGCGTGATCGGCGGGCACGAGGTGGACGAGCACCTCGTCGAACTCGTCGTGCAGGCCGCCGCTTCGGCCGGGTACGTAGCTGAGCTGTCGCGGCCGCGCGACTCTCGCGCCGACCAGTTCCTCGCAGGGCTAGCCGCGAGCCTGAGGTACGCGATTCGGAACGGGCTGCTCGCGCAGGTCCCCGAACAGCAGTGGCCGCCTGTGCTGGTCGGAAACCCCGACCTCGACGACCCCGGTTGGCGGTCATGAACCGCGCCGACCACCAGCTGCTGGGCGCCGCGTGGGGCACCGGCTACGGCCTGGCACTCGGCTGGCTGCACGGCGCGCACGGGCCGACCCTGGCCGGTCTCGCACTGGGCAGCGCGCTCGCCGCGTCCGCGACGGCCGGGGGGAAGCTGTCGCCCGACGTCGACCAGTGGCTCCACCGGGCGCGGCGGCCGCTGTGGGCCGACGTCCTGCGCGCCGCGTGGCTCGCGTTCGCGTGGGCCGCGACCCGGCACCCGAGGTGGCGACGCGCCGTCCGGCGGGGCGACCCGTGCCAGCACCGCGGCATCACCCACTGGTGGGGAGCCGCAGCGTTCGGCGCGGTCGTCCTCGCGAGCGTCGAGCTGGGGCTGCTGCTCGCCGGCGTCTCGATCCCGACGTGGCCAGCCTGGGCTGCGCTGGTCGGCTGGTGCTCGCACCTCGCCGGCGACCTCGTCCACGGGAAGCGGGTGTGGGGGCAGGCGGGGCACGGGATCCCGCTCGCGCCGTGGTGGTCGCACCGCGGTGTCGGGCTGCGCAGCGACGGGTGGACCGCGCACGCCGTCTCGATCCTGCTGGCCGCCGGCGCAGGCGCCGCCCTCGTGTTCATGGCGGCAGGCATCTGACCCAACGCGAAATCCACCGTTCGGCCCGGGAATTCTCTGCAATTCCCGGGCCGAAATCATGACACGAGAATGCGAATGCAGATAGATTGATGAATGTCAGCAACACCCACCATCTAGTGACAGCGGAGGTCACGATGAGCACGAGCACCCAGAGCAGGAACCCGGCCAGCAAGACCGAGGCCCCGGCGGCCACGGGCGGTAAGGCGAAGGCGAAGGTCCTCACCCGCGAGGCGGCCGACCAGGTGAAGCGGGCGTTGACCGCGCTGCCCGCCATGCTCGCCGACTCCCCCGAGGACGCGCTCAAGGCCGCCCGGATGATCGTCGGGACCTGCGTGGACGCCAACCCGACCCGGCTGGTCAACGTGGGCCTCAGCACGATCGACGCCGCGAAGCTCGCGCACGGCGACCTGCCCCCGCGGATGCTCCTCAGCATCTACGGGGTCGGGAAGGCGAAGAAGGGCGAGCAGGAGGCGAAGGCGGCGGGGAACCTCGCCGCGCTCGCCGGCGCGGAGGTCGACGAGCTCCCTGCGCCCCGGACCACGTCGGTGCAGCCGGCGCAGCAGCACAAGCTGTCCGCCGCCACGAAGAAGGCCAGCGACCGGCCCAGGGCCGAGCCGAAGGCGGAGGACCCGAAGGTGGCCAGTCGGCGTACGCTCGTCGAGCGCGCGCGGGTCGACGACGACCGCAAGAACCTCAGTCGGCCGGCGGCGTCCGAGACGTACGGCAAGGCGCTCGACCTGGCCGAGAAGCGGTTCATCACGGACGGCCCGACGTTCAGCACGAACGGCTACCTGTCCGGGGTGACGGTGCCCGGGAAGAGCGAGTACGTGTACGTCGACCAGGACGGCGTCGGCTGGCTGCTCCGCAAGGCGGAGGACGGCAAGCTGTGGGTGTTCGACCTGCTGGTCCGCGACACGGCGGGCGCGCTGCGCATCGAGCAGATCGACGGCCCGCCCTGCGGGAAGTCCAGCTACGCCGCGCTCGAGCAGCTCGAGGGCGGGTACGACGCGGCCAAGGACAAGCGGAAGGGCAGCGGGGCCAAGGCCAGCTGACACCAGCCGATCACAGCGCGCAGGGCGCTCCTCCCTCCTCCCCACCAGGGGCGGCGGGCGGGGCGCCCTCCGTGCGTCTCAGGCCGTTCTACCTGCGGAAACATCACCCGTTCACCCCACCCGTTCCCCTGGCACGCCACTAGTACGTCTACTAGTGTTTGAAGTAGATCAAGCAGCACCCACCACGACCGCAGCGGAGGCGGACATGAGCACCACGACCAAGAAGCTGACCAAGGACCAGAAGGACAAGGCGCTCGCGCTGGTCGCGACCTGGCTCGGCCCGAAGATGGGCTACGACGGGCCGGCGCCCACCGGCGAGCAGGCCGCCTACCGGGCCGAGGGTCCGATGCTGAACCCCGCGTGGGACTGGCCGAGCGCCGGCCCGACGCCCACGGTGCTGCTCGAGGGCGGACCGTACGACTGGGCGATCGAGGCGAGCTGGGAGCTGCTGGACGAGTTCGCCACGATCGGCGTCTTCGCGGAGCCCTACGCCGGGTACGCGCTCTGCCTCTACCCGGCCTGAGCAAGGCCGCCCGGGTCAGGAGCACGTCGGCGGGTTCGAGTCCCGCCCCGGGCGCTCAGCACCGCCGCGAGGGTGGTGCACGAGAGGCAGCGGAGGCCTCCATGTGGTTCGTGATCGCGGTGACGCTCGCGGTGTTCTCGAGCGTGACCTGGGCGACGGTCAGGACGTACGAGCGGATCGGGTTCCTGCCCGCGGCGTCGACGGCGTTCTGGCTGACGGCGGCCGGCTCGCAGCTGATCGTGACGGTTGCGGCATGACCGCGCACGTGCAGCCAGGGCTGGTCGCTCCGGACCTGGCAGACGAGAAGGGGATGGCGCGGGCCGCGGCGAGCGCGCTGACGCGGCTGGGGTTCGCCGCCACCGTGAACGTGGACGGCGAGCTGGTGATGGCAGGTGGGCCGGCGTTGGCGCTGGTGAGCGGGTTCGAGCACCTGAAGGGCGAGGTCGAGCGGCTGTCGGCGCCCCCGTTCTGACCTGCGAGAACGTGCGCCTCCTGTGCCGTTCACCTGTACACGCACTGGTACGGGTACTAGACTGAGAACAACAAGAAGCGCTCCCTACCAACCGGCGGGAGCCACCCGGAGGACAGCGGAGGTCCTCGTGAGCACCAAGCGCGACATCACCCCGGACGAGGCGGCGCGCATCCTGACCGCCACCGACAAGGCGAATCAAGGCCGCGGGATCGGCACCCGCGGTCCGAACAACTGGACCCTCGAAGACGCACTGCGCATCAGCGGTCGGGCGATCAGCCACCGTCTCGTCACGTTCAACCGGACGGTGTCGCTGCACCTGCTGACCCACCACGGCGTGAACCTGCTCTACGTCGCGCCGGAAGTGGCCGACGAGCTCGGGGACACCGACCCGCAGCGTGCGCCGCGCGGCTGGCAGCAGCTCGACTCCTGATCGGCCAGGGCCGCGCGGCGCGCTGGGCGTCAGCAGCACCCGGGTTCGAGTCCCGGCGGCCTACGATCCCGCACCGGCCGGTGCGGGACAGCTCAGCGGAGGAGCGAGCATGGCACTGCAGATCAGCACGGAGCCCGTAGTCCCGACCCGGGAGCAGATCGCGGCGGGGGTCGCGGCGCAGCTCATCGCGGACCCGGCCGAGTACAGTCGGGAGGGCGCGAGCACGCTGGCCCGGAACGTGGTCGTCGGGATGACCGACCGGTACGGGTTCCCGTGGTGGGCGGGCGCGTGGCGACCCGAGTTCGGGGAGGCCCCGTTCTACGCGCACGGCATCCCGGTGGAGGTCGTGCGCCGGCGCTGCTTCGACTGGTCGGTCGTGGAGCGCGAGCTGGCCGACGTCGACGAGTACGTGGTGTTCGAGGAGGAGGGCCGACCGGACCGGCGCGAGGCCCTCAGCTTCAAGGGCGTGCCCGGCTGGAAAAGCCTGCGTCGCTCGGACACCGGCGAGGTGCTGCACGTGGTGAAGTCCGGGCACCGTGTGCACGAGTACGGGGAGATCCTGCTGGACGGCCTGTCCTCGATCATCCAGGACACGCTGTACATCAGCTCGGCGGGCACGCTCAAGGGCGGCCGCGTCGGGTGGGTGCAGGTCGAGACCGACGCGCTCGAGCACCAGTCCGGGGTGACGATCCGCCCGCACGCGCTGATCTCCACGAGCCACGACCAGTCGTACGCGACGTCCGCGCGGGAGAACGCCACGAACGTGTGCTGCGACAACAGCCACCGCCGCGCGCTCGGCGAGGACGTCCCGGTGTGGCGGATGCGGCACACGTCCGGCAGCCAGCTGAACGACGCACAGATCACGAAGGCCCGGCAGGCGCTCGGCCTCATGATCGAGCGGGAGGCCGACGCCTGGCAGATCGAGCTCGACCTCCTCACCCGCCAGCCGGTGACGGGCCACGAGTACGAGGCCTTCGTGAACCTCGTCGCCCCCCTCGTCGACGACAAGGGCGCCACGTTGGAGGGCCGATCCCGGACGATGGCGCTCGGGAAGCAGGACGAGCTGCACCAGCTCTGGAGGCGTGACCAGCGCGTCGCGCCGTGGTCGGGGACCGCGTGGGGGGTCGTGCAGGCGTTCAACACGTGGTCGACGCACGTGCAGACCGCTCGCGGCACGACCCGGCTCGAGCGGCAGATGCTCCGCGCGCTCGACGGCGACACCGGCGACCGCGAAGCGCTGCGCGTCCTCGACACGGTCAAGCACGGAGCGATCAGCGACCTGGCCGGCGACGCGATCCGCCAGCAGCGCGCCGCGTTCGTCACCTCGGGTCGGTAGTTCGGCCCATCCCCGCTCCCCGGCCTTCCGTTCCGGCTGGCACCGGACGGAAGGTCGGGGGGTGGGTGACTCAACAGCACACCCCGCACCCGAGCAGTGAACGGAGGCCAGGCCATGAGCCAGGCACGCTTCGAGGTCCAGGTCGTGACCGCCCGCCAGCGCGGCGTGAAGACCATCAAGGCCAGCGACCACGTCGACGCCGCGCAGCGCGCGGTCGCGCTCGTCACCGGCGGCTGCACCAGCGCCGTCGTCCTCCGCTGGGACGGCCCCACGTGGACGATCGCCGGCACCGCCCGCCGCTTCACGTCCCACCTGCACGGGTCATCCATCGTGCTGTACGACGACACCCGCAGCGACCAGCAGGCCGACGACGACGCCCAGCCCCGCACGCGGATCGTGCGCCCGCAGACCGACCCCGCGCACGACGTCCGCGGCCGCCGGTCCGGGATGCGGGTGTGGCCGGCCGCGATCCGGCTGAACGCCGTCCGGAACCCGGCGTGACGACGATGGGTGACGTGCTGCAGTTCCCCACCGGCCGCCCGGCCGGTGGGGACGTCGTCGAGTTCCCGATCCTCGTCCGCGCCGGCTGGCTGACCAAGGACGGCCCGGTGCTGCTGCGCCTCACTGACCTCGAGGCCGAGAACCGCGCCCTGCTCGACCTGGTCGGTTCGCTGGTCCCGGAGGGCTGCGCGACAGCCGCGCACGTCGACGGGTCGATCGTCGTCACGAGCGGGCCGGTGAGCGCGCCGTGACCCGCCGCCTCGTCGACGTCCTCCGCTGCCACTGCGGGCTCCCCGTGAACCTTGAGTGGTCCCGGCGGACCGGGCTCACCACCCACCCGCCCTGCGGGCCCGCGCCCGCCACAGACGGCCTCACAGCGTCCCAGGCGCCTTCCGGGGAGCGGCCCCTCCACCCGGCACCGGAGCCCGGCCCCGGCCCGCAGCGGTTCGACGACGAGCCCGTCCCGGACCTGCCGTTCGCCCCGGTCGAGCCTGAGCCGCCCGCCGAGCACCCTGGCCTGCCGCCGGCCGCCGAGCTCGACGACGCCCACCCGGACGCGCTGGCTGACGACGGCCCCACGGTCGGGGAGCTGCTCGACGTCGCCGAGGACCTCGCCGGCGACGCCCTCACCCCCGAGCAGTTCGCGTTCGCGACCGGCGACCCCGCCGACCTCCCGCCGCCCGCGTGGACGCCGGCGCAGCGCCCGCCCCGGGTCATGCCCGCCGCGCCCCGCGCCGTCGCCGACCCCAGGGACCTCCCGCCGCAGAACCCCGACACCGGCGCCACCCGCCTCCGCACGACCGGCCCCAGCCCGGACGAGGTCGCCGCGTGGACGCAGGCCCGCGCCGCCCGCGCGCACCTGCGCGAGCACGGAGCACGCGCCCCCCGGATCCCGACCCGGCCGAAGGTCACGCAGGGGCCCGTGCTCGACGACCGCACGCTGGACCTCGCGGCCGCGAACGAGCACGCTCAGGCCCAAGCCCGCGTCCCGCAGCGGGTCGAGCACCGCGTGACCCGCTTCCTCAACGCCCAGGGGGACCAGTGATCATCGAGTACGACGAGCAGGGCCAGGCCTACGCGATGCTCGACGGCGCCGCGTGGCAGCTCACCGCCGACGTCGTCGCCGCCCTGTCGGCCGTCACGTTCGCCCGGCTCTACCCGCCGGTGCCCGCACCGGACCCGGCGCTCGCCGCCTGGCACTGGCACCTCGGCACCGCGGAGAAGGCGCGCCGCGCCGCCGGCGACCACGCCCGCTCGGCACGTGTCACGGCGACCCTCGCGCAGGCCGAGGCTCGAGCGATCGCGCGGTGCAGCCCTCGGTACGTCCTCGGCACGGCCCCGGAGCGCGCCGTGCTCGAAGCCGGCCCCACCGACCGCCCCGCGACCGCGGCGGCGTAACCCACCCAGCACCACCCGACTCAGCGGAGGAGTCCCATGCCCGACGACATGCAGCCCCAAGGTCAAGACCTCGTCAGAAGCCTCGCCCAGCTCACGCACGAGCTGCGCAGGCAGCACAACCGCGGAACCGCCGGAACCGCCCACCAGCTCGCGCTGCCGGTGTACCAGCTCGCGTGCGACGTGACCGAGCTCGCCCGGCAGGTGCAGCGCCACGAGGACCGCCTGTCCCCGCCCAGCGAGAAGCCCGCGGCCGCCGAGCCGCACACCTGGGCGCACTGCACGCCGGCGCTCCTGGACGCCGGCGTCGACTGCGCGAGCGCCGGCCGCCGACCCTGCGCCGATGGACGCGGCAGCCACGACCACCTGGTCCCCGGGCACCTCCTGCACGCGATCGCCTACCGGGGCCCCACCCCGTCCACCGACAACGGGAACGGCACCGTCACCCTCACGAACGCTGACCTGAACGACCTGCGCCGCGCCGCCGCAACCAGCGACCAAGCACTGCAGGACCTCGGATCGCTGCTCTGGACCGAGCTGGACGGGATGGTGTCCCCCGACCTGATTGACGGCCCGAAGAGCGTGACCGAACTCGCCCTGGCCGCGACCGGGCAGCTTCGACGCCAGCGGGAGAAGCAGGCCGCGATCACCGCCGAGCACAACGAGCTGATCTACCTAGTCCGCGGCTGGCTCGGCCTCGACGACCCGCCCCGCGACATCGACGCCACCCTGCCCGACCTGCTCGTCCGGTACCGCGAGACGACCCTCAACCACGCGAACCAGCTCGCTCATGTCGTCCGAGATGTCCGCGACGCCCTGCACCCCGAGCAGGCCGGCCAGACGTGGAGCGTCGACGACCCGGTCGTCGAGAACCTCGCGAACCTCGTCGGCCAGTACCGACAGCTCGCCGAGCAGCGCGACCAGGATGCCGACGACCTCCGGGGCCGCTCCACCCGCGCCGCCGGGCACCTCCACGCCGCGCTCGACGCGGGGAAGGTCGCTCGCACCAGGAACGACGAGCCGGTCGACGTCCTGGCCCTCGCGGTCCGCGAGCTCGTCGACACGCTGGCCGAGAAGCCGGCCACCGAGCGGCCGGGCGTGACCGCCGACCTCCTCATGGAGATCCGCGGCGTGTTCGGGAACTGCGACGACGGGGGCTGCAACAGCCTGCTGGGCCTGCCGGGCAGCGACGCCGACATGGTCCGGACGTTCCACGACGCGTACCACGACCTGCGCAAGCACCGGAACTCGCTGCTCGGGGACGGGTACCGCCTCGCGAGGAAGCACCGCAAGGCCAAGCGCCGGCTCGCCGAGGCTCGCGCCGAGATCGACCGCCTCGCCAACGAGCTCGACCACGTCCGGAGCACGTACACCGGCCCGACCTGACCCGGCCCACGACCGAGCGCCCCCGCCCTCTACGGCCCGAAGAGGTGCGGGGCGCTCCCACGTCCACGCCCGGATGTGCCACCGAACAGCACACCCCTCGGCCTACCCTGACCCCGGGACGCACCACCAGAAGGGACGACACCGTGACCGAACCGAGCACCGCGATGTGGGACGGCGGCCATCACCCGGACCCGATCGGCGACGCCCGCCGATACCTCAACGAGCAGCGCTGGCTCCCTGCAGACGGCAGCGTCGACACGAGCAGCGTCACCGTCTTACAGCGCGAACTCGACGCTGCCTGCCAGGCCATCAAGGACCGGCAGGCCGACCTCGCCCGGCAGCAGGACGAGGCCGAGCAGCTCCGCGCCGCCCGCGAGCGCACCGTCTACGCCCTCCGCACCCACCAGGACGAGGCCATGCGCCGCGCCTGGCCCCACCAGCACGGCGCCCGGATCCGCTTCAACGACAACGTGACGCCGTCCGGACGTGCGTACCGGGACCAGCAGGCCCGCGAGCTGCTCGACACCCGCGACGGCCGGCTCCGGGCCATCGCAGAGGACCTCGCGCCCAGCAGTGGCCTCGACGTGGACCAGGTCGAGGCGGGGCTACGCCGGGCCATCGCTGCCGACATCCGGTACCTGCAGTGATCCCCGTCCAGCAGGAGATCCTGCCCCCACCCGGCTCCACGAACGGCCACGACGCCCAAGGACGGCCCGGCGACTGCCTCCGCGCCTGCGTCGCGTCGCTCCTGGAGCAGTCCCTCCACGACGTCCCGCACTTCGTCGAGCACGACGACTGGTGGGGCTCGCTGCGCAGCTACATCGCCATGTGGTCGGTCGGCGCCATCGAGATCCTCCACGCCGACCCGCAGTTCCCCGTCTACGCCCCCGGCTCCTGGCCTGAGCACGTCATCGCGACCGGCCCCTCACGCCGCGGTCCCTGGCTCCACTCCGTGCTCGTGAACGCCGCCACCGGCCAGCTCGCGCACGACCCCCACCCCGACGGCGGAGGCCTCGCCGGCCCACCCGTCGACATGTTCTACCTGTCGAGCGTTACCCGGTGAGCACCCTGCTGGCTCGATTCGTCCCGCCGCATGCACGGCAGGCCATGCAACGCCGCTACCTGACCCAGGCCGCCCGGAGCCACCAGGTCGCCTGGGAACTCGCAGTGGGCGGCGACGAAGGCAGCATGGCCTACCACCGGCTGATGCTCGCCGTCCGCATCAGCGAGCTCAAGGCCAACCTGTGGGGCGCGAACACCGGACCCCTCAGCGACCCGCTGCTGGTCCTCGACCTGATCCCCGAGGACCAGCGATGAGCACGACACCGACCGACGAGCTCGCCGGCCTCGACCCCGACGGCACCACCCTCGAGCAGTGGGACCGCTGGCCCGACGAGCCCCCGGCGGCGTACGGCCACTTCGACCACTACCGCGGGATGGGCCGCGCACGCACGCTCAGGAAGGTTGCGGGAGAGCGTCAGGTCAGCGAGCAGTACCTGATGCAGCTGTCCGCGAAGTGGCAGTGGGTCCGCCGGTCGCAGGCGTGGGACGCCGAGCAGGTCCGCCTCCACGAGGCCCGGATGCGGGACCGCCGGTACGAGCTGGCCGAGCAGCACCTGTCGGTCGCGAACCTGCTGGTCGCGAAGGCCGTGCAGCGCCTCCGGGACCTCGAGCCGTCCAAGCTGAACGCGCGGGATCTGCTGGCGTACATCGAGGCAGGCATCAAGGTGCAGCGGATGGTGGTCGGGGAGTCCACGGAGCGGGTGGAGCACGTGGACGGCGGCGCCGCGGACGACGTCGACCTGGGCGCGATGTCGGACGAGCAGATCCGGGAGCACCTCGCGGGCCTGCAGACCGAGATCGGACGCCGGATCCAGTAGGGCTTTCCGGTAGGACTTTCGCGGGTACCGTGACTGGATGCCCTACCGCCCGACCGGCCGCCCGTCAGGCAGACCACGCAAGCAGCGCAACCCGGAGGAGGAGGTCGTGACCCTGCAGATCGACGTACGGCGCCCGGGTGTCGACTACCTCGACCGGCGAGCGGCTGCGCTCGGAACGACCCGGCACGAGGTCATCAAGGCCGCGCTGCGGGAGTACGCCGAGCGCCACCCGGTGCGGCCCTCATGAAGCGCTGCGAGTGGTGCGGCCGCCGGCTGCGGTGGTGGCAGCTCAAGCACTGCCGCACCTGCCGACGGATGCTGAGCGACGCCGGGATCTACCTGCAGGCGGGTGGGCCGCCGTGCTCGGCCGGGTCCCGGCGCGACGCGCCCCCGGACCGGTGGCTCTGGTGACGACGTACCGGCCGCCGACGTGGCGGCCACCCGAGCTCCTCACCGACCGCGAGCTGTACCGGCGGTCCCGGGCGCTGATCGCTGAGCTGAAGCGCCGCGAGTACGACTGGGAGCGTCACGCCCGGCCCGACCAGCTCGAGCCGGCCGAGCCGTACGACGTGTGGGCGATCATCGCCGGGCGGGGGTGGGGGAAGACCCGCACCGGCGCGGAGACGGTCAAGAAGTGGTCCCGTGCCCGGCAGGCCGCGGGCCTCGGCCCGGGGCACTACGCGGTGATCGCGAAGACGCACCGCGAGGTGCAGGCCATCTGCTACGAGGCCCGGTCCGCTGGCCTGCTCGCCGTGTTCGAGCCCGGCACGTTCAGCTACAAGAAGAGCCCGGCGCTGCTCATCACCCTCGACGACGGCACGATGATCCGGGCGTTCTCCGCCGAGGACCCCGACGCGATCCGCGGGTACGCGTTCGACGGCGCCTGGTGCGACGAGTACGCGGCGTGGCCGCGGAAGGTCGCGCAGGACATGTTCGACCAGCTGTGGTTCTGCCTCCGCGAAGCCACCGACCCCCGCGTCATCGTCACGACGACCCCGAAGAACCTGCCGCACGTCCGGGACCTGGTGAACGGCCCCGAGGGGATGCGGGTGCACGTCACGCGGGGGCACACCGCGGACAACCTCGCGAACCTGTCGCCGGCGGCGGTGGCGGTGCTGCAGGCCCGGTACGAGGGCACCCGCCTGGGCCGGCAGGAGCTGCACGGGGAGCTGCTCACCGACGTCGAGGGCGCGATGCTGCAGCAGGCGTGGATCGACGACGGCCGGCTCCGGTCGGACGCCGTCCCGCGGCTGCAGGTGAAGGCGATCGGCGTGGACCCCGCGAAGACGTCCGGGGAGGTCTCCGACCTCACCGGGATCATCACCGTGGGCCTCGACGGCGACGTCCACGCGTACGTCCTGAACGACCTGTCCGGGCGGTACACCCCGGAGGAGTGGGCGGAAGTCGTCTGGCAGGAGGCCATCGACCAGGACGTCGACGTCGTCATCGTCGAGGACAACGTGGGCGGCGAGATGGTCGAGTCGATCCTCAAGGCCGCGTGGATCCGGATCGTGGAGCACCAGCGCAGGATCGGGAACCCCGCGCCCGCGCGGCCGCCGATCGTGCGGGTGACTCCGTCGGGGCCGAACCAGTCGAAGTGGCTGCGCGCGCAGACCATCGCGCTGCTGTACGAGCAGAAGCCCCCGCGCGTGCACCACGTCCTGCCGGTGATCCCGATGGTGGACGACGGCACGGGCCGGCTCGTGCCCGACAGCTCGCATCCGCTGGCGCAGCCGGGCGCGATCCTGAACCCGCTCGAGGAGCTCGAGGACGAGGCGACGACGTGGACGGGCGACAAGGACGAGCCGTCCCCGGACCGGGTCGACGCGATGGTGCACGCGTTGCGGTGGCTGATGTTCCCCGCGAACCGGTCGAAGAAGTCGCAGGAGCGGCGCCCGACCGGGCCGTCGTCGCAGCGGTGGTCGGGTGGGGGGAGGACGCGGTGAAGAAGCGGCGACGGGACCGGGGGTGCGCGAAGAAGCCGTACTGGTCGCGCGAGGCCGCGGTGGCCGGCGCGATCGCGTACCGGCAACGGATGGGTGCGAAGTCGATGAACGTGTACCAGTGCACACGGAGTGCAGGGACGACAGCTTGAAGCGCGCGTGGCACATCGGGCACCCGGACGCCCGGAGGAACCCGCGCCTCGGCCGCTGAACTCGCCTGGGGGGTTCCAGCCCGCCGAGCACGTAGGAAGTCGTGTCAGGGGTCGGGCCCTACCGCGGACTTATGACGGGGGTATGCCGAGGTTGTCGAGGTCGTCCGTTCGGCGGGTCCTGCCCGCTGGCCCTGGGCGGGTGGGTGAGTCGCTGGCACACTCCGACGCATGCTCAGGCTTGTGCTCGCCGGCATCGTGTGCCTCCTCGCGATCGTCATCCCCGTCATCGTCATGTCTCTCGGCGTGATCGCCGCGATCGACTGGATCCGCACCGGCCGCGTCGGCCGGCGCCCGTACCTGCCGGGCACCGCGCGGGGTGTCGAGGTCGAGCACGACGGCGTCCGCGTGCGGCTCCCCCGGCCGAGGAAGCCCGTCGCCGACCGGGTCCGGGACCGGGGCGCGTCCGCCGTCGAGTACGCCCTCATGGTCGCGTCCGTCGCGGCGGTGCTCGTAGGGACGATCGTCGGGGTCGGGTACGTGGTCCGCGGGCAGTTCGAGATCGTGAACTCCCGGATCGCCGACTGCCAGCCCGTCACCCCAGGCTGCGGGAACCCACCGGCGCCCGTGGACACTGACCCGGGTGACGACGGGGGAGAAACCGACGACGGCGACGACGGGGGAGACGGTGGTGACGCCGACCCCCCAGCCCCACCGGGGGAGTGACGTGCCCGGCCACCCCGACGGGCAGGCCGGACACTCCCCCGGAGCAGTTGACGCCGACGTCGACGCCTGGCTGCGTCAGCACCGACCCCGACCCGGCGATCCCTGGCCAGCCGCCGAGTTCCAGCGGTTCACCGAGCGGCTCCGGTTCGACTACCTGACCGGGTTCGGGTGGCGGCCGGGCACGCCGATGCGCGGCCTGCACGCCGAGGTGTGGGACGCCGTCCAGGACGCGACGTGGCAGGCGTGGACGCGGGCGACACGCCGGGAGTAGCGTGCCTGGCACCGGCGCGCTCCTCCCCCCCGAGCACGGCGGACGGAACCCCCGGGACATCGACCCGACCGGGGGTTCCGTGCCGTCTGAGGGTGTCTGAGGGACTGGCACACCCGCCGCGTGTCATCCTCGCGTCGTGACGATCCAGAGCCAGCACGTGAGCCAGCTCGGCCAGGGGGCGTACCGGCAGCCGTTCCTCCACGACCAGTGGGCGGGCCTGACGCACGTCATCGGCGCGGGGCAGCTCCCGACGCTGCTCGCGCCGGGGATCGGGACGTGGCTCCCGAAGGACGACCGCCGGCGGCTGCTGGCGTACCAGGTGCTGCAGGCGTACGCGGACAACGTGCGCCGGCACTGGCTCCCGTCGCACATGTGGCGCGCGAAGCCGGTCACGGAGGCGGACGGCGCGGAGTCGCCGGTGGCGTTCCCGCAGGCGCTGCAGTACCGCGAGTACGGCGACCCGCAGAACCTGATCGACACCGCCCGGTCCCTGGTGCTGGGCGACGAGCAGCGGTTCCGGGTCCCGGACGCCGAGCCGGCGAAGAACCCCGGCGGGGAGCTCGTCACCCCCGGGGCGGGGTCGCTGCCGGTGGAGGTGCAGGAGTACCTCAAGCGGTGGTTCGAGAAGGAGAAGGTCGGGCAGAAGCTCGTCGAGGCGGAGAACCGCACGATCACGCTCGGGGACTCGGTGTTGGTGCTCCACTGGGACGGTGACGTGAAGCGGCCGCGCCTGTCGGGGTACGACCCCGGGTTCTACTTCCCGCACTGGGACGCGATCACGTCGAAGGAGTACGTGCAGCTGGGGTGGAAGGACGCCGACTACCCGCCGGTCGTGCACCTCGCGTGGCAGTGGACGGACGAGAAGGACGTCGAGTGGATCCGGCGGACGACGTGGCGGATGCGCCCCCTGGACCGGCCGCGGAAGATGCCGTACCGCGACGAGCCGACCCGGTGGACGTGCTGGTACGAGCAGGCCGACTACGACCCCGCGAAGATCGAGGGCAGCGACGTCTACTCGTTCCCGAAGGCGGCCGCGCGGTTCCTCGTGCCGCCCGTCGACCTGGGCGTCGACTTCATGCCGGTCATCGGGGTGCCGAACGACTACCCGGGGTCGAACCTGTGGGGGAAGAGCATCCTCACGACGGTCGCGCAGATCCTCGACGACATCGCGTCGGGGGACACCGACCTCGCGCTGAACGCGGAGACGGTCGCGTCGCCGCACCTGGTCGGGAAGGGCCTGACCGAGGCGCCGCAGACCGGCGCGGCCGGCTGGTCGAACCTGTTCGCCGGGCAGGACCTGTCGCTGCTCGACACGTCCCGGACGCTGGACGCGCTCATCAAGCAGAACGACCGGCTGGCGCAGAAGCTCGCGAGGAACACCCGGCTGGGGCAGGTGCTGCTCGGGATGGTCGCCCCCGACCAGGTCCCGTCGGGGTACAGCATGCGGCTGGGGTTCGCGTCGGTGGAGGCCCTCGAGCGGGAGATGACCGCCGTGCGGCGCGCGAAGTACGACCTGCTGGGGAAGATGGTCGCGTCGTTCGCGTCGGCGAACCAGCTCATCCCCGCGGGCCCGCTGCCGGCGATCCAGATGGTCCTCGGGAAGGGCCTCCCCGCGGACCGGGCCGCGACGCTGCAGGAGGTCGGCGACCTCCTCACGAAGGGCGCGATCAGCACGCTGACTGCGGTCATGATGCTGATGGAGGCTGGCGTCCCGATCGACGACGCGCAGGCCGAGGTGCAGCGGATCCAGTCCGAGCGCACGGAGATCGCGGTGGGGATCGTCGAGGCGACGGGGAACGTGGAGGCGGCCGCGAAGTACCTCGGGGTGCCGTACGTCGAGCCGGAGCCTCACGACCACGGCGACGAGCCGCCGGCCGGCGGCGGTGGCGGCTTCGGCGGCGACACCAGCGACCCGGAGGGCGAGCCCCCCACCACTCCCCCCGCGGGCCGCGAGCGCGAGCCTCAGGGCGACTCCGCGCGTCCCAGCGGGCCCCCGGAGCCTCCCTCACCCCGCCCCGGTAGGTGACGCCACGCCGGGTGTGCCGCGAACTGGCACACACCGCGCGTGACGGGCCGTACCCTCCGTGCTGACGACGATCGACACCCCGGAGGGACGACATGCCGCCGAAGAACCGCCCGTGGCTGGCCGCCGCACTGCCCCTGCCCGACGACGACAGCGGCCAGGCCGGCGGCGGGACCGGAGCGCCGACCGCGCCGCGGACCCTCGCGGACGTGCTGAAGGCGCACCCGCACCTCGCGCAGGAGCTCGACACCCGCACCAGCGAGGTCGCCGCGCGGGAGAAGGACCAGGGCCGGCGCTCGGGGATCCAGGAGTGGGCGAAGAGCCTGGGTGTCGAGGACCCGAACATCGTGGCCGAGGGGTACCGGCGGTACGCCGAGCAGCAGGCCGCGTCGATGACGGAGGCGGAGAAGGCGAAGGCCGACGCCGAGCGGGCGAAGGCCGAGGCCGAGCGGGTCCTGGCCGAGGCGAAGAAGGAGCGGCTGAACGCGCTCGCGATCAAGCACCTGACCGCCGCGAACGCGACCAGCCCCGAGCTGCTCACGGCGTCGCTGACCGCGCTCGGCGTGACCGTGGACTCCGACGAGGAAGCGGTGAAGGCCGCGGTCGGGAAGCTCAAGGAGCAGCTGCCCGGCGCGTTCGCCGGCTCGGCGTCCGGGACGCCGTCCACCGGCGGCGCGGGCACCCCGCCCGTCGGGTCCCCCGGCGCGTCCGGGGACGGGAAGAGCAAGCCGGGCGCGCAGGCCGCCGCGCACATCGAGCGGCTCACCGGGAAGAAGCCCGCGCACCTGCTCAAGTAGCGCGACACGGGGGCGGGTTTCGGCGCGGCACCACGAGCGGGCGGCGCCGACCCGTACCCTGTGACCGTCGGGCCACCACGGGCCAGAGACCCCGCACGGCGGGGACGTGGACGACCAGCCGGGACAGCACCGGTCGGAGCGGCACCCCTCACCAGCCGCCCCGATAGGAGATCCCCGCTGTGGTGAACCTCAGGCTCCGTCAGGTCACCGACATCGACATGTCCGGCCCGCAGTGGCTGGCGTCGGCGAAGGGCATGGACACCGTCCGCCCCTGCACGCTCGACGTGTCGACGTGGACGAGCGCGTTCTACCCGCAGGGCCGGCTGCCCAGCGGCCTGTACCTCGGGAAGATCACGGCGACCGGCCGGTACGGGAAGTACGACGACGCCGCCGGCGACGGTCGCAACGTGTGCGTCGGGTTCCTCGAGGCCGACGTCGCCGTCGACCCGGAGAACCCCACGACCACCCCGATCCTCGCCGCGTTCCGGTTCGAGGGTGTCGTCGTCGACGCCGCGATCACGACGATCAACAACGGGGTCGCGCTGGACGCGAACGGCAAGGCCGACCTCGCCGCCTACTTCAAGTTCGTCTGAGCAGCGGCCTCCGCGCTCCCGCCCGTCCCGACAGGAGATAGCAGCAGATGCCGACTCTCAGCCCGTGGAACCTCGTGGACCCGGTCGAGGCCACGATCTTCGTCCGGGAGCTCCCGGACCCGTACGGGGACGACCCTGGCGTGCTGGACTTCCTCAACGTCCTGCCCGACCGGCGGGTCGCGACGAACAAGGCGCGGTTCGGCACGGTCACGCGCCGGTCGTACGCCGCGGTGTACCGCACGTGGGACTCGGAGTCCCCGCTCGGCCGCCGCAACCTCAAGGCGACGGAGCAGGAAGTCGAGCTGCCCCCGATCAGCCAGAAGCTCCCGCTGCGCGAGTCGGAGTTCCTGGAGCTGATGTTCCTGAACCAGAACGGGACGACGCCGGCGTACGACGCGGCGCTGGTGAACGAGGCGTTCGACGACCTCCGGAACCAGACCGACTCGATCAAGCTGCGGCTGGCGCTGGCGAAGGCGCAGCTCCTCACGACCGGCAAGTTCACCCTGGCCGGCGAGAACAACCTGTTCGCCGAGACGGACTACGCGATTGGCTCGGGGCAGAAGCCGACGGCGTCGCCGCTGTGGACGAACGCCGCGTCGTCGACGCCGATCGCCGACGAGGAGGCGTGGGTCCTCGCGATGACCCAGCTCGGCTTCAAGCGGCCGAGGAAGGCGTACACGCGGCTCGCGATGGCGCAGGCGCTCGGGAAGACGACCCAGTACAAGACGGTGCGGTACGCCGGCGCGGCGTCGCTGACGAACGTGCCGGACCTGTCGATCGACGAGGTCAACCAGGTCCGCGCCCAGCGGGGCCTGCCGCAGCTCGTGGTCGTCGAGCACGCGATCACGAACTACCTCGGCACCGACGTCCCGCTGATCCCCGCGGGCAAGCTCGTCATGGTCGCCGACGGCCTCGGGGAGACGCAGCTCGGCGTGACCCGCGACTCGTTCCAGCTGATCCGGACGGGCGCGCTCACGCGGGAGACGGCGCCCGGCCTGATCGGCGGCACCTGGTTCTCCGAGGACCCGATCACGTCCTGGACGAAGGTGTCCGGGTGCGGGATGCCGATCCTCGACGACCCGCGGCAGCTCACCATCGCGACGATCGGCTGACGCCGGGCGGGGGAGCACGACAGCACGAGACAGCGGCCTCGGTGTCGTCCAGCAGCGGGCGGCGCCGGGGCCGCATCCACGACAGAGCAGACAGCGGAGGGACGACCGTGCCAGGACAGCAGCGAGGCCAGCAGGGCACCACGACCACCGGGGCGCCGACACCGTCCCCTGCCGGCGACCCGGGCGGCCCGCCGCCGGTGGACGGCGCGCAGAGCACCACGGACGCGCAGGCGGCGCAGGCCGCCGAGATCGAGCGCCTCAAGGCCGAGCTCGCGGAGGCCCGCGCCGCGGCCGCCGCGACCCAGGACGACGACGAGGACGACGAGCCGTCGGGCGACACGAAGAAGTGGATCGCGGACACCTTCGACGGGTCCGTCGTCATCCACGGCGTCGACGGCGAGTCGGTGTACCTGCACCCGGGCGACCCGATCCCCGCTGGCCACGAGGACAAGGTCCTGCCGCACATCCCGACGACCACGCGGAAGCCGCGTTCGGCCCGGCTCCGTGAGGTGAACCGGTCGTACGGCTCGGACGCCCCGGCGACCGACCCGGACGAGGTCACCGACTTCCAGCCCGGCGAGCACACCGTCGCGCAGGTCGTCGAGTACATCGAGGACCACCCGGAGCACGCGCAGATCGTGCTCGACCGGGAGCGGGGCGGGAAGAACCGCCGCACGATCTTCGACAAGCTCGGCGGCTGACGCATGGCCGACGCGAAGCACGTCGACACCGGGGCGGGATGGGTGGCGGTCCCCGACCCGCTCGTCATCCCCGACCCGGACGTCGCGCCCACCGGGCAGGGCGGCGAGCCCCTCGACGCCGGCGACGACGACATCGAGGGCGGGCCGGCGTGACCGGCCTGACGCTGGTCCGGCCGCGGATCGTCGGATTCCGCGCGCGCGCGCAGCTCGGCCTCGTCGCGCCCCGCAGCGTGTCCCACCAGATCGACACCAACCCCGGCGGCGTCGCCGTCCACTACGGCGGGGACCCGCTGACGATCCGGTCGCACACGGTGTGCGAGGCGATCTGGCGGCGCTGGCAGCAGATGCACATGGAGCAGCCCCGCGGGTGGAACGACATCGCGTACAGCGGCGGGTTCTGCCAGCACGGGTACGCGTTCGCCGGGCGGGGCCTGGGCGTGAGGACGGCCGCGCAGGGCTCGAACGACGGGAACGACCGGTTCCACGCGTTCGTGCACCTGAACGACGGCCGGCCCCCGACGACGGAGGCGCTCGGCGCGCTGGGGTGGTGGGTGCAGCAGTCCCGCGCCGCCGGCTCCGGTCTCGAGGTGGAGCCGCACTTCACGTTCCACCCGACGTCGTGCCCGGGGCAGCTGCTCGGGGAGTACGCGAAGCTGCTCGACGGGAAGCCGCTCACGGGCGGCACGACGGCGGTCCCGAAGCAGCGCGCGGTCGTGCTCGCGACGCAGCGGGCCGTGCACGTCGGCGTCGACGGTGCGTGGGGCCCGCAGACGGACCGGGCCGTGACCGCCGTCCGGGAGCTCCGCGACGGCGCCGGCACCGAGGCCCAGGTCCGGGCGGCGCAGGCCGCGTGCGGCGCGCACGTCGACGGCGCGTGGGGGGCGCAGTCGAAGACGTCGCACGCGCGGACGGTGCGGGCGCTGCAGACGGCGTGGCGGGCGCTGGTGCCCGGCCTCGGGGTGGACGGCGTGTGGGGGCCGGGGACGGACGCCGCGTGGCGCACCGTCCGCGGGGCGCTCGCCGGGAAGTAGGGCACGGCCACGGCTGGCGTGGCGCTGATCCAGGGAGAGAGCAATGCCGCTGTACAGGCACCGGGCGCCGCTGGCGTGGCGGGAGTGGTACCGGGTGGACTCGTCGTCCGGGGTGGACAGCGCGGTGACGGTGCTCGAGCTCGACGGCGTCACGCCGGTCGCGAATGCGTTCGGCGGGTCCGGGTCGACCGTCGGGCCCCGGACGGAGCAGGGCACGTGCGACTTCGTGTCGACGACGCAGACGCTGTACCTCAAGCACCTCGACTACAAGGGCGCCCTGCTCGGCGACCCGGTCGTGACGTCCACCGGACGGGACCTGACTGCTGCCACCGATGCACCGCCCGGCGGATCTCTTCCGCTCGTCTTCATCCAGCCGGCGCAGGTCACCCGCGGGCAGGTGGGCCCGAACCCTGCGATGCGTCGGTTGAGCCAGAAGCCGCGAACCGTCATGGCGGCACCGCCGACCATCACGCACGGCGCCAACGGCGGTTCGCCGACCATCACGAGCGCAGTCACGATGCTGATGTCCGACCCCCGGGTGCGGTGGATCAATGCGCGGACGAACAGCGTGGTCGCTGGCGGCGACACGTACTACCAGGGTGGGACGTCAGGCACCGGCCAGGGCGCCAACTTCGCCCTGCAGCGGACCACGTGGGAGATCGACACTGACGCTCCGGACGTTGAGTTCCGCTTCTACAACGACTACGGCGGCATGTGGGTCATCGACGGGGAGCCCATCGCCACCAGCTACGGCGTCAACGGCAAGAGCGGCAACGTGAAGTCGTGGACGAAGCTGGCGTTCGGCTCCCGGCAGTGGCGGACGATCCGCTTTGAGGGGTACGCCAACGGCGTCATCGCGATGGCCGTGGGGCCGACCGACTCGATTGCCGCGCCTGCGCGGCTGAACGCCGCGAGCTGGGGCGTGCTGGGCGACTCGTTCGGTCAGCGAGCCAGCAGCGAGAACGTGTACGACCTCTACCCGAGAGTCGGACGGCTGCTGGGCTTCGACACCGTGTACGACTCAAGCGTCGGCGGCACTGGCTTCCTGAACAACAACAGCGGCAACTACACGACGTTCCGTGAGCGGCTTGCGTTGGATGTCCTGCCTCAGGCACCCACGGCGTTCGGTGTGTTCGGTGGGTTGAACGACCAGAGTCGGCAGAGCAAGGCCGCACTGCAGGCCGAAGCAACGGCGCTCTTCGCGGCGATCCGTGCGTACTCCGCTGTTGCACCGATCATCTGCGCCGCCCCGTTCACGCCGAACCTGACGAACGCCAGCAACGGGAACTACGTCGACGTCCGGGACGGGGTTCTGGCTGCTCTGCAGGCCACGGCGGGACCGTGGGTCTTCCTCGATGCCTTGACCGGCTCCTGGTACGCCAGGTCGGCGGGAGGGGCCAGCACGAGCAGCGTCCGCGCCCTGCCGTGGATCACGGGCAACGGCCGCGTGGGCGCGCTCGCCGGGACCGGGAACGCCGACGTCATCACCGACACCGACGCGACGCACCCCACCACCTACGGCGTCGAGTGGTACGCGCGGAAGATCGCGTCGGAGGCGTCCGCGGCGCTCGCGTCCATCGGCTGCTGACCTCGACGACCTGAACTGATCTGCGAGTAGGGAGACGGCAATGCCTCTGTACAGGCACAGCGTGGCGGTGGAGCGGGGCCCGTGGTACCGCGTCGACACGGCGTCCGGCGGGTCGACGCCGGTCACGGTCGTCGAGGCGGACGGCGTGACGCCGGTGCCGAACGCGCACGGGTTGTCGGGGTCGACGGTGCGGAACCGGACCCCGCAGGGCACCGCCGAGTTCTACAGCTCGACCGCCACGCTGTACCTGAAGATGCTCGACTACAAGGGCGCGCCGCGGGGTGACGTGGGGGTCGTGACGTCCACGGGGAAGGACCTGACGGGCGCCGCGGAGGGCGCTCCCGGTGGGGACATCCGGGCCGCGCTCGCCGCCCTACCGGGCACCTATGTTCCCCGGCGCCAGCCGATCGGGCACGTGGCGATGGGCGACTCGATCACCGCCTACCAGACCTCCTACGGCATGGCCTGGCATCGGCAGCTCGGGCTTCTCTCACGCCAGACGGTCCGCTACCGGGGCGACGTGGGAACCAGCGGCTACACCCTGGCCCAGGGCGAGTCGACACTGCTGCCGACAGTCCTGGCGATCACGCCGCGTCCCGAGGTCGTCACCATCGCGCTCGGCACCAACGACGTCGGCGCCGTGGGCTACTCGTTCGCCGAGTCGCAGGCCACGCACGCACGCATCCGCGCCGCCCTTGAATCTGCGGGGATCACCCCGGGGCTGTGGACGATCCCTCCGCGCGACGACAGCACGACGGTCAACGGCTACGTCCAGCAGTGGAACGCGTGGATCTGGGAGCTCCACCGCGCCTACGGCTACCCCATCATCGACGCCCACAGCGCCCTGGTCGACCCCGCCACCGGCCTGTACCGGTCAACGCTCAAGCTGGACAACGTCCACCCCAACCAGGCCGGGCACCTCGCCATCGCGCAGGCAGCCCTAGCCGACACCCGCTTCACCAGCAGGTTCCGCAACGGCGCTCCCCCGCTCTCGACGTCGATCCTGACCCAGCAGAACCTCGTCACCGGCGGCGGCCTGTTCAACACTGACACCAACGCCGACGGCCTCGCAGACGGCCTCAGCAAGGTCGGCACCCCGAGCCTGTCGACGCCCGCCGCCACCTACGGGAAGTGGCAGCGCATCAGCTTGGCCCAGAGCACCGCGCCGGGGTCCAACTTCTGGCGCGCAGATGTCACCGGCGTTCAGGGCGGGCGTACGTACGAGGTCAGCGCCCTGGTGCATGTCGACCTCGAGAGCGACGCCGTCAACGGCACCAACTTCTCCTTCGGCTGCATCCCCCGCGGGTCGGGCTCCAACACCGGCTCCTACACGTGGTGCTGTCACCTGTCCGGCGTGCTGGACACCTACGCGGTCGCGCACCGCCGGTTCACCACTCCCGCCGGCACGGACACCCTGCGCTTCGACTTCGTGCTCGGCAACACCCCGACCACACGCGCGGTCTACGGCGAGGTCAGCCAGTTCCTGGTCCGCGACGTCACCGACCTCACCGTCTGACCCTCGGCATAGCGGCGGGGTGGCCAGCGCGGTACGAGCTCGAGAAGGAGGACGAGGGTGGCGCACAAGCCGGCGTCGTTGGCGGTGCTGTCCGGGCCCCTGGTCATCCCCCAGGGCGCGGACTGGTCGGTGTCGTGGCTGTGGGCCGAGGGGAACCCGGCCGGGCTGCCGGCGGGGTGGCCGGGAAGCTGGATCGCGCGGATGGAGGTCCGCGAGTCCCGGGGCGGCGCGCTGCTGGCGCGGTTCCACACTGCGGACGTCACGGACGGCGTCGCGGGGCCGATCACGCTGGACGAGTACACGGTCCCGACGCCGTCCCCGCACGCGGGTCTGACCGCTGGGGGGAAGGCGGGCCGGATCACGGTGCAGCTCGCGGCGGCCGCGAGCGAGGCGTGGACGTGGGTGGACCAGAGCCGGCCGGCGCCGTTCGACTTGGAGCTCAAGCACACGAGCGGGCGGGTGGTGCGGTTCCTTGAGGGCGGGGTGCTGTTGTCGGGGCAGGTGACGACCGGTGGCTGACCCGGTCGTCGTCCCGGCGCCGGGCGCGGCCGTCGTCACGGTGCCCCCGACGGGCGGCGCGGTGGCGGCGCCGAGCGGCCCGCCGGCGGCGGTGGTGCTCGAGGGCGGCGTCCCTGGCCCGCCGGGTCCGGCGGGCCAGACGGGACCGCAGGGACCAGCGGGCCCGGCGGGTGCCACGGGTCCAGCTGGTGCGTCGGGTCCTGCTGGCCCGGCAGGCGCCCAGGGTCCGAAGGGAGACACCGGCGCCGCCGGCGCCCAGGGGCCCGCAGGAGCGACGGGATCGGCCGGACCGCCCGGTCCGAAGGGCGACACCGGAGACACCGGACCAGCCGGCGCCACAGGCCCCGCGGGGCCCACCGGCCCGGCTGGTCCGAGCGGTCCGGCTGGCGAGGTCGGCGCCGCAGGTCCGACCGGCCCGGCGGGAGCGGCGGGCCCTGCGGGCGCGGACGGCGTGAACGGGTGGACCCCGGCGCTCGCTGTCGTGTCGGATGGGTCGCGGCGGGTGCTGCAGGTCCTCGACTGGGTTGGGGGGTCCGGGACGAAGCCGGCGACCGGCCTGTACGTGGGTGCCGCTGGGCTGACCGCGGTCCTCGCGGACGCCGTCGACATCCGCGGCGCGACGGGCCCGTCCGGGTCCGGTGGGAGCGGCGTCGGGGGGATCCCGTGGACGACGGGGCGCTGGTACACGAACCTGAACACTGGCGGCGCGGACGTCGCGCCGACGCTGGCTACGGCGTACGCGTCGCCGATCCTGGTGCCGAGCACGGTGCCCGTGGACAAGCTGGCGATGGACATCACGCTGGGGAAGACGAGCGGGCTGATCCACCTAGGGATCTACGACACGAACGCGGCGGGCCTGCCTGGAGCGCTGCTGCGCGAGGTGACGCCGTTCCTGTCGGGCGCCGGGTCGGCGATGCGCACCGCGTCGCTGACGGCGCCGCTCGCGCTCACGCCGGGGTGGTACTGGTTGGCAGGGTTGTCCACGGGCAGCAACGTGCAGTGGCGGGCGCTGAACGCGCCGACGGCGTCCGCGGGGTGGTCGACGAGCACCTCTGCGGCGACCCCCGGAGCGAACACGGCGACGTACGGGATGGTGGCCGTGGACGGGACCGGTACGACCAGCGGGTTCTCGTCGCTGCCGGCCCAGTTCACCGCTGACGGGCAGAACGCGAGCCGGGACGCGAACGGTGTGGCCCCGAAGATGTGGATGCACACCACGTCATGATCTGGTGACTGGCAGCGAACGAGAGGGGTGGGTGTCGTGGCGATGACCGATCAGCAGCTGCGCCGGATCCGGGCCGAGGTGGGCACGTCCCCGGACGACGACGCGCTCACCGACCTGTGGGACGAGATCAACGACGTGCCGGAGACGCGGCGTTGGGCGGCGGTTGCCGCGCAGGTCCTCGGGGAGCGCCTCGCCGACCAGGTCGCCGGGTCGGTGTCGATCGGCCTGCCGGGCGGCCTGTCGATCGCTCAGTCCTCGAGCGGGAACGTGACGCTGCTCCGGGCGCAGGTTGACCGGCTCTCCGCGATCGCGGGGGTCACGGTCGGCCTGACGACCGGCGGCCGGCTGCAGGGCCCGTCGTACCGCGGGACGTCGAGGCGGTACCTGGGTGGCGGGACGGGCTGGCTGCGGCCGTGACCACTCCGGCCGGGCGGCGCGGTCTCGGCGCGGCCGGAGTGGAGCGGCACACCAACACCCTCGTGGCCCCGTACGAGAGCGTCACCAGGCGTCTCCTGGAGTCTCTGGCGCGGATCCGGGGCACCTTCACCCAGGAGCCCCCGGCGGTCCGCAGGCGCCGCGCTGCGGCGTTCGCGGCGCAGGCCGTCGCGCTCATCGACCAGCTCGACGCGAGCGCCGACGTTGCCGTGTCGGACGCCGTCCGGGGCGTGGTGGAGGCCGCGGCGTCGGGGACCGTCGCGGAGCTGGGCCGGGCGCTCGAGGTCCGGAAGGGTGTCGTTGACGCCGCCGTCCGGGACTTGGTCGCCGACCTGCGGGGCGCGTCGTCGTACGCGCTGTCGACGGCGCGGGCGCTGGCCCGGGCCGTGTCCCGGATCTCCGAGGTGGACGGGACGGCTGGGGAGCAGGCGAAGGTCCTCGAGCGGGCGCTGCGGGACCGGGGCCTCACCGCGGTCGTCTACCGGGACGGGTCGCGGCACCAGCTCGACACGTACGCGCGGATGGCGGTCCGGACCAAGCTCGCCGAGACGTGGCAGCTCGGGAGCTTCGACCTGTTCCGGCAGGCCGGCGTCACGCACGTCGAGATCAGCGACGGGTTCGGGTGCGGGTGGACCCGGCACGACGACCCGGACAAGGCGAACGGCACGATCCGGTCCCTCGAGGAAGCGGGCGCGTACCCGCTGGCGCACCCGAACTGCGGCCGGTCGTCGTTCCCCCGGCTCGACGTCCGCTCCGACGAGCAGGCGCGCGCCGCGCAGCCGCTGTCGCCCGGTGGGGCGCCGGACCGGGTCGCGCCGGACCTGCCCGCCGTCCGGACGCCGTCGGGCCGGCTCGACACCCGCGCGCTGGCGGTGCTGGCGCCGGCGGCCGCCCGGCATGCGCAGACCCTCGCGCGGGCGTCGGCGCGTGCCGCTGGTGGTGTGCCGCCGGGTGGGACACGCCGGGCGGCGCTCGCGACGCGGCGGGCACCGGCGCAGGGCCCGACCGGCACGTCATGATGGCCAGCATGAGCGGAGACAAGGACAGGCGCCCGCACTCCCGAGCCTGCGGCATCAACTGCCCTGGGCACGGGCAGGGTTGCTCCCCGGACTGCCCTACCTGCGGTGGAGGTCCGGACCCGGCCGACATGGAGAACCCGATCGCGGTGCCGTCCATGAACGGTGGCGGAACGCAGTACGTGGAGGGTCCGAAGGTCCAGACCCCGCCGCGGCCGCCCCGCGAGACGTTCGCCGCTCCCGACACGGCGCACGTGCAGGTGAACGTCCAGCCGACCGGCGCCGGCACGGTCGTGGTGAACGGGCAGGACTGGTCGAGGCAGGTCCGGGAGGTGCACCTGGCGGTCCGGGCAGCGCAGACGCCGAAGGTGGTCCTCGTCGCCGCGCACGACACGGACTTCACGTTCGAGGGCCCTGGGGTGGTGCAGGTCCAGATGGACGTCCCGACCCCGTGGCGCGCGCACGCGCGGCAGTGGGTCGAGCACCTCGACCCGGCCGCGCTGCAGAACGCGATCGCGGAGGGCTCGATGGGCGTGGGCATCGGGCAGGCCGTGAAGGACGCGCTGCTGACCAGGCTCGGAAGCGAGATCGACGGTGGTTGACCTCGCTGCGACCCTGACCCGCGCGGAGCGGGACGTCGACCAGGCGATCCTCACGTCCGCGTGCACGGTGACGCTGCGGCGGCCGCGGGACCCCGCAGGTGCCGCCGTGGACCCGGTGACGCTCGTGCCAGAGGACGGTGTCCAGGCGGCGTACGCGCAGGGTGTGCCCGCGATCGTCACGCCGGCGACCCGCGACGTGCAGGTCAGCGACAAGCTCCCCGCCCGGCCAGCGGGGAAGGCCACCGTGCAGGTCCTGCTCCGCGACGAGGACGCCGTCGAGGTGCAGCTCCGCGACGAGGTGGTCGTGGAGACGTCCCGCGACGCGGCGCTCGTCGGCGCCGAGTACGCCGTCACGCTGATCCAGCGGTCGTCCGCCGGGATCGTCGTGCTGCTGTCCGCGTCGCCCGTCACCCGCCCCTGAGGAGGCACCATGCCCGCCAGACGAGGGATCGAGGTCCGAGGCGCCCGCGAGATCGCGGCGGAGTTCGCGCTCGACGCCGCCCGCTTCGGGACCGAGTGCGAGGCGCTGACCCGCGCCAGCGCCGAGGGGCTGCGGCGGCGGATCCAGCGGAACGCGATGACCGGGTTCCACGGCCCGAACCAGGGCCACATCCCCGGCACCGGCCCGGGCCCGAACGTCGTCACCGGCGAGTACGTGTCGTCGTGGGAGGTCGACCACTCCGGTGTCTCGGCCGCCGTCTGGACGGACGCGCCGCAGGCCGACCGCCTCGAGTACGGGTTCCACGGCGCGGACTCCCTCGGCCGCCGGTTCGACCAGCCGGCGTACCCGCACATCGGCCCGGCCGTCGACGAGGCGGAGGAGGAGCTCGAGCGGCGCCTGGACGCGCTCGTCGCGTCCCTGGTGTCGGGGCGGCGGGGTGGGCCGGTGTTCAGCGGATGACCGACCAGCAGCTGTACCAGGCGGAGGTCCCGGCGGTCGCCGGCGTCCGGGCGTGCCTGCTCGCGGGCCTCGCCGACGTCCCGGGGCTGCGGGTCGACGAGCACGTCCTGGACGGCGCGCCGACGGCGCCGATGTGCCTGGTCGAGACGGCGGGCCCGTCGCTGCACAGCGAGACGATGGTCGGCCGGTACGAGCTGGTGCGGGTCCGGATCCGGGTGACGTGCATCGGCACGTCGGTGGAGCAGGTCATCCAGCTCCGCGGCCGCGCGGCGCGCGCGCTGGTCGCGCGGTCGGTGTCGGGGTGGGCGGTGCCGCTCGCGGTGGCCGGCACGCAGGTGCTGCTCCGCGAGCTGACCGAGGCGCAGCTCCCGCCGCCGGCGTTCGGCGGTGGGTGGGGGAACGCCGTGCTGCCGGTCACCCTGACCCTGCAGCCCGTAACCTGAACGCATGAGCCCGGACGGTGATCGCGAACGGAGCGACAGCACCCCCAGGTCACGCAAGCCGCGGCTTCTCCGGGACGGGCTGTTGGTCACGGTCCACGAGGGCCTGCCTCCCATCTGGTTGGAGTCCCCGATTGCGTGGCGGCCACAGGACGTGCCTCCGGGGGCCTGGCGCGACGTCGTGACGCGGGGGATGCGCTCGTAGCCGTGTCCTGACCCCGGCGGACGGGCGGCGCCCGTACCCTGTGACCGGGACCGCGACCACCCGCGGACGACAGACCCACCACCCGCCACGGGCGGGGCCCCGGGCTGAGCGGCACCCAGCTCACAGCACCGGAGGCAGGCGTCCATGACGCAGACCCACGTGCTCGCCGCGCACCTCGACACCCACGGCGACCTGATCGCCGACCCCGACACGCCGTCCGAGCACCTGATCGCCACCTTCACGGTCGAGGCGTTCGAGTCGCTGTGGGAGGACCGGGGCTGGGTGCTGGTGGACCGCAACGGCGAGGCGGTCGACAGCATCGAGAAGGCCGACCCCGACGCGCAGGACGACGGGACGGCCGGCCCGGTCGACCGCGCCGCTCTGCGCAAGGAGCAGGCGAAGAAGTTCAGCCGGTCGTCGAAGCGGTCGGCCGGCACGAGCAGCACGACGTCGGCCAGCCGGTCGGGGTCGACGTCGAGCACGGAGGGCTGACCCGTGTCGCTGTACTTCCGGCGGGGCCAGTCCTCGATCTTCGTGGTGCCGACGATCGCGTCGTCCACGGCGGGCCCGACCGCGGCCGAGCTCGCGGCCGGCACGAACATCACGGCGGCCGTCACCGCGCTCGGCGGGTTCGAGACGTCGCTGAACCGGATCAACACGCCGGTCATGTCGCAGAAGGAGGAGCTGCAGGTCGACGGCCCGCAGACCCTCGGCGACGGGACGATCACGATCCTCGACGACGACGGGACGGTGTCCGCGGACTCCACGGTCCGGGCCGCCGCCAGGACGGCGCTCGTGGAGGGGTCGAGCGGCTACCTGGTGGTGTGCCCGTCGAAGCTGGCGCCGACGACGGGCGACAAGGTCGACATCTGGCCGCACAAGTCGGGTGCGCTGAACCGGGACCTGTCGCTGGACGCGCAGCTCGCGCGGTCGGTGTGCCAGGTCGCGTTCACGGGGCAGCCCCGCAAGGACAAGGCGATCACGTAGCGCTCGGGGAGGAGCTGGGCCCGGGCCGGTCGTCGTCGTCCCGGTCGTCCCCCGGTCCTGACCGGACCCGGGCCCACCCCCCGCGGTGTCGATCGGCCTCCTGGTCGGTCACACCGTCAGCGCCGCGCATCACCAGCACGGGCCTACCGCCAGGGTAGGCGCCCACGGACGGTTCCCCCGGTAGGCCCGGGGCTATAACGCCCGGACGGCGCCCCCGTCACAACGGAGGAGGCCACGTGTCGAGCAAGAGCAAGCAGGGCAGCAAGAAGCCGCGGCGGATGGTCGTGGGGATCTACCTCGACGACGAGGTCGCGGACCGGGTCGAGCACATCGAGCAGGCCCGCGACAAGGTCCGCATCGAGCTCGAGCGGACCAGGCCTCGGCGGCTCGCGGAGTACGCCGCCGCCGGCGTCGACCCGGAGGTTGCGCTCGAGAACGTGCAGCGGGAGGACGCCGAGGGCCTCGCGCAGATCGAAGGCGACCTGGCGGCCGCGAACGAGGCGCTCGACGAGGCGACGACGTGGTTCGTGTTCGAGGCGAACGGCGCTCGCCGGCTCCGGGCGATGGTCCTGCAGCACCCCCCGACCGAGCAGCAGAAGGCCGATGCGACCGCCCGAGGTCAGGAGCTGGCGTGGAACCCCGACACGTTCCCGAGGGCGCTCGTCGAGGACTGCTGCGTGTCCCCTGCCGACGTCGACTGGGACGAGGTGTTCGCTGCCAGCGAAGAGGGCGACGACGAGCACGCCGGCGGGCTGCCGCCCAAGAGCGCGTGGTCGGCCGCGGACGTCGAGGTGCTCGTCGCGACGGCGATCGCCGTGAACCAGTCGCTCCGGACCGCCGACAAGGCGCGCCAGCCATCGCTGCGGGCGCTGACCGAGCAGGGCTGATGGCGCTGCACCTCATGCCCGCTGGGGAGGAGCACGAGCCTGACCTGACGTGCCCGTGCCGGCCGCAGCTCGGTCTGGTCGTGCGCGAGGGCCGGCGGCGGGCGGCGGTGCGGCACCGGCGGATGCATGAGGTGCTCGCGTCCGCGGTCGTGCCGCGCGCGGACGAGATCGAGACGAGGGGAGCGTCGTGACCGAGCAGGTGATGGAGTACGAGCTCGAGGACGACGACACCGACGATCAGGGTGTCGTGACGTGGCTGCTCGGGATGGTGCCGTGCGGCGGTGACCGGTGGAACGAGCTGGTCGCCGCGCACACCGTGAAGGGTGACGCGCCCGAGGCCGAGCGGGACGCGGCGCACGAGGCGTTCGAGGCGGACGTCGTCGCGAACACCGTGCGGTGGGAGAAGTACGGCGACGAACCGCGGACCGACGTCACCCCCGGCGACGTCGCGCAGTGGCCGGACACCACGACCCCGGACGTGTGGGCTGCGATCGTCGAGGACGCGATCCGCGTGTCCGGGCCGAAGGGCTGGGAGTGGGCCACCGAGCGGCTCCGGCGGGCGCCGCTGCTGCAGGTCGAGATGTCCGTGTGCCGGGAGTACCGGATCCCGCGCAGCGAGTTCCTGCGCTGGTCGGAGGACGACCGGCACCTTGCGATCGCCGAGCTCGTCGACTCGCGGTCGGCGTGCACGGGCTGCGGGGTCCCCGACCGGGGCCGCCTCAACCCGGACGCCGCGCAGCTCGTGGTCGACGGCTGCTTCTGGTGCGGGCTGCTCGCCGACGCGCGCCGGGAGGCCGGCGACGAGCAGCACCCCCGGATCCAGCTCAAGCCCGGCTACTGAGGAGCGGCTGACACATGGGTGTGCGCACGGTCACCGTCTACGTCCTCGGGGACGGCACCGGACTCGCCCGCGCCCTGAACCAGGCGACCGTGCAGATCGACCGGTTCGCCGCGAACGCCGAGAAGCAGGGCGGCCGGTTCGGCTCCATCCTCGGGTCGAACGTCACCAAGGGCGTCGTGCTCGGGGGCGCCGCGATCGCCACGGCGCTCGGCGTCGCCGCCGCCGCGGCGGTGCCGTTCGAGGCGTCGATGCGGAACGTGTCGACGATCAGCGACGAGGTCCGCACCAACTTCGCCGGCGCCAGCGAGCAGGTCCTCGAGCTGGCGAAGACGGTGCCCCAGGCCGCGACGACCCTCGCGAACGGGCTCTACGAGATCATTTCGTCGAACTTCGCCGGAGCCGAGGCGTTCCACGTGCTGGAGGTCTCGGCGAAAGCTGCTAGCGCGGGCCTGACCGACACGGACACGTCGGCGCGGGCCATCACCGCGGCACTGAACGCGTACGGCCTCTCGGCCGCCTCTGCCGGCGACGTGAGCGACGTCCTGTTCCAGGTGGTCAACAAGGGCGTGGTGACGTTCCACGACCTTGCACAGAACCTCGGTGACTTCGTCGGGATCGCGGCGGCCGCGAAGGTCCCGCTGCAGGACGTCGGCGCGGCGTACGCAGCGATCACCCTGGCCGGCATCCAGGCACCGGAAGCCGCGACCGCGACGAACCAGCTGCTGACCAAGCTCATCAAGCCGACCGAGGAACTCACCAAGGTCTACAAGGCCCTCGGGTACGAGTCCGGTGCGAGCGCGCTGAAGCAGAAGGGCCTGCAGGCCGTCATCCAGGACATCGGCCGGGTCACCGGCGGGTCCAGCGAGCAGCTCGTGCGGATGTTCGACGACGTCCGGGCCGCGCGGGGTGTGCTAGCGCTGCTGTCGGCGGACGGCGCGAACTACCAGGCCGCGGTCGACGGGATCGCCGACTCGAGCAAGCGGACCGGCGCGACGCAGCGCGCGTTCAACGAGCAGATGAAGTCCACGCAGGCGCAGCTGACGCTGTTCCGGAACTCGGCGGAGGCCGCCGGGATCGCCGTCGGTCTCAAGGTCCTGCCGCCGCTGAACGCGTTCCTCGGCGCCGCCCGGGAGGCCGGCGGGGACGTCCTGCCGTACCTGAACGCCGCGCTGCACACCGTGGCGCCGGTGTTCGAGCAGGTGTGGGCGACGGCCGGGAACCTGGCCAGCATCCTCGTGCAGCTCGCGCAGGACGCCGCCCCGGTGGCGGGCGCCCTCGCTGCGATCGCCGGCGTCGCGGTCGTCGGGCCCCTGCTGGCGATGCTGAACGTGCTCCGGGCGCTGACCGAGTTCCTCGCCGACCACGTCGAGATCGTCGAGCTGGTCGCCGCGGTGTACCTCGCCCGGCTCATCCCCGGGCTCGTCGCTGCCGGGGCCGCCGCGACGGTGCAGGCCGCCCGGACGGCGTACCTGACTGTGACGACCGCCGCGTACGTCGTCGCGACGAACGGCGCCGCCGCCGCCACGGCCCGGTTCGCGACCGCCGCCGGCGCGGCGTCGATCGCGATGACCGCGGGCCTCGCCGCCGCGATCTTCCTGGTGATCCGCGGGTTCTCTCAGTGGAACGACGCGCAGGATCAGGCGAAGGCGAACGCCGACAAGGTCCGGGCGTCGTTCAACGCCTACGACACGAAGGCCGCCCGGGCGCAGCTCGACGGGCTCCGGAAGACGATGGAGCACACCGTCGAGGTGGGGAAGCAGTACGAGGGGGTCCTGGGCACCCTCAAGGCCGGCGCGAGCGAGGTGTTCGGCGACGGCCAGGTCGGGAAGGTCGCCGCCGAGGGCGAAGCCGCCGCGAAGGCCTACACCGAGCTGAACGCGAAGCTGGAGAACACGCAGGCCAACCTGACCGAGGTCGCGTTGGAGACGGGCCTGTCGAACCAGGCGCTCGGCGTGCTCGCGCAGCGCGCGAACATCGACCTGTCGGGGACGTTTGACTCGAGCGCTGACGCCCGGCGCCGGCTCATCGGCTACGTGAAGGACCTCAAGAACGAGGACGCCGCGACGGCCGCGTCGATCGCGGCGAACGCGCAGCTCGACATCGAGGCGATGGAGAAGCTCGAGGAGGCCATCTCGGGGGTGGTGAAGGCCGCGAAGACGGCGTTCGAGCGGGACACCGACGTGCTCGGGAAGTACGACCCGACCGGTGACGCGAAGAAGGTCGCCGACGCGCAGGCGGCGCTGGCGAAGGCGCGGCGGGAGTCGACCAGCGGCGGGACGACGTCGCTGCGGGACGAGCAGCGGCTGGCAAGGGACCGGCAGTCGATCGCCGACAAGGAAGCCCTCATGCACGCCGGCCGGACCAAGAGCTACAAGTCGTGGCTGTCGCAGCAGCAGTCCCTGAACCGGGCCCGGCAGCGGCTCAAGGACGACGAGGCGCTCATCGCCGCGCGCGGGTCGGGCGGCACGGGCCGGTCCAGCGCGGTGGAGGCCGCGGAGCAGCGGCTCGCGGAGGCGCGCGCCGAGCAGGCGAACAACACGCTCGAGCGCCGGTACCGCCGCTCCATCGACCTGTCGAAGTCGTTCATCCGCGACATCAACGGCGCGATCCAGCGAGGCCTGGACCCGACGGTCGTGGCGAAGCTGCTCGCGCAGGGCCCGGAGCGGGCGGAGCCGGTGCTGCAGCGGCTCCTGGCCGACCACTCCGGGAACCTGATCAAGATGGTGAACGAGTCGGAGACGCAGATCGCCAACCTGTCGGGGTTCGTGGCCGAGCAGGCCCGAATCGCGGCGATCGCCATGAACGCGCCGACCGACCAGTACACGAAGGACCTCAAGTCCGCGATGGCGATCGCCGCGGCGGAGGCCGCCGCCGGCGGCAAGGCCACGATGGACGCCCTGGTGCGCAGCTTGAAGCTGCCCGCCGGGGAGATCAAGCGCATCGCGGCCGCGTTCGGCATCGACATCTCGACGGCGATCCAGTCCGAGCTCGACAACCGGCCGGTGTACGTGAACGCGAAGGGTCGGGCGGCGCCGACCGCGGGCAACGCCAGCGGCTCGAAGTTCCAGAAGCCCCGTGCCGAGGGCGGCCCGATCGACTGGGGGGCGTTCGGCCGCGACCAGGTCCCCGTGCTCGTCACCCGACGCGAGTTCGTGCAACCGACGGCGTCCGTTGACTACTACGGCATGCCGTTCATGGAGGCCGTGCGGACGCGGACGCTGCCGAAGTTCTGGGACGGCGGGTCACCCGATGGCCGCCCCATCAGCTCCGTGCTGAACATGGCCGGGCCCCGGCTCGTGCCGGTCCCGATCCCCGTGGCGTCGCGGTCGAGCACCGACAACAGCCAGACGTACAACATCGAGAAGGTCGTCGTCGGGCGCCTCTCGGACGTCCCGTCGGCGTCGTCCGGCGGGCGCACGTACTCGCCGACGAAGGGGGTGTCCTGACGTGCCCGTGTTCTCCACGCTGTTCGAGGTCCTGAACCCCGGCGGGACCGTGCTGCTCTCGACGAGCGGCGCCGCCGGCGCGACCTACGAGACGATCACGTGGAAGCGGCCCGGGCGGCCGAAGCGGCGGATCGTCGAGCAGGGCCCGTACGTCGCCGGTGAGGTCGAGATCGTGTCCGTGCTCGACGTCGACCGTCTCCGGTGGGAAGTCCGGATCGTGGCCGCGTCGTACGCGGCGCTGCAGAACGCCTACGACACGCTCGTCGACGCCGTGGAGGCCGGCCCCGACGCGCAGTTCCGGGTGACGATCGCCGGCGTGGTGAGGACGTGGCGGCTCACCGGCAGTCCGAACATCAGCGAGCGCACCGAGGGCCGTGACGGCGACGCGATGCGGTGGGGGTTCCGTGAGGAGCTCGTCGTCGACTGGCCCTGCAACCCGACCGCCTACTGAGGAGCGACCGTGCAGACCGAGTACGGCGAGCTGCTGCTGAACTGGCTGTTCCGCGGCGACGCGCTGACCCCGCCGAGCACGTGGTACTTCGGCCTCGACGTGTCCCTGACCGGCGACGCCTACGTCGAGCCCGGCTACACCGGGTACGCCCGCGCGAGCCTCGCCAGGAGCACCGCGTCGTGGGGGTCCGCGACCGGCCTGGGGCAGATGGCCACCCTGCTCGACGTCGTCTGGCCGACCGTGCCCGGCGGGTACGCCCTCGGGGAGGTCGTCCGGCGCGTGTTCATCGTCGACGCGCCCACCTCGACCGGGGAGCACGTCTTCGACTTCATCGAGCTCGCGGACGCCGCGCCACTCGACATCGGCTCCGCGCCCACCATGACGAACGGCACGCTCATCATGGACGCGGGCGACTGATGGCCACCCTCACCCTCGTGCCGTCGACGACGGTCCGGCCGGGCCTGAACCTCGAGGGCCTCGCGAGCTCCGTCGACTCGTCGCCGCCGCCCGGCGCGCCGGCGTCCGGGTTCGCGCCGCTGCAGCGGATCAGCGAGGTGTTCCCCGCGCCGACGCTCGTCGACGGGCAGCCCGTCGAGTGGGCGCCGTCGAGCGTGATCCGCGCCGACGTCGGCTTCTTCCACGTCTACATCGACGGCGTCGACCGCACGGTGTTCCGGGGCGTGCAGACCATCGTGGACCGGTACGTGCTGATGGACCCGTTCGGCTGCGGGCCGGCGAGCATCCGGTTCCCGAAGGTCAGCGGCTTCGAGAAGATCGGGACCGGGGCGACGTCGTTCCTGCGGGACGGCGCGTCGGTCGACCTGTACATCGTCACCCCGGCCGGCGTCCGGGACGCGGTGCCGCTGTGGTCCGGCGAGCTGACCGCGAAGGCCACCAGCTCCAACGGCGAGGGCACGACGTTCGAGCTGGTGGGTGACCTCGCCGGGCCGGCTGGCCTGGCGACGCACAAGCCCGGGCAGTACATCCCTGCGACCGACCGCGGGAAGCTGATCGCTACGGCGCTGAACAAGGAGGTCGTCACCCGCCGGGTCGCCGCGATCGCGACCGTGACGACCGGGCACTCGACGGCCGGGCGGGGCTCGAGCAACGAGTCGGTCATGGCGTACGTGCAGAGCACCCTGCCGATCGGGTGGACGGTCCGGCGCCGGCGCACAGTGCGGCGGGCGTACGAGCTGCGGCAGCGGACCAGCGGCACGGTGTGGACGGTGCGGTACGGGCAGCGCGGCATGGACTTCCAGCTGCGCTCGGACCTGACCGAGGCGCCGAACGTGTTCTTCGGCCGCGGGATCCGGCAGGACGGCTACTCGTGGGCGAACTGGCGCTACCCGGGGCAGATCGCGCAGCAGCCCGCCTACCCGAACTCGTCGCCGGGGAACACGATCGGCCTAGGCGAGACGGACGCCGACACCGACTCCGGTGAGGGCGTCAGCGACATCCAGCGGCGCATCAACGAGCTGAACCTGACCCGCGACGTCGCGGTGACCGGCACCTACGGGTCCGCGACCGAGGCCGCGATCCGCTCCATCCAGGACCAGGCCGGGATCACCGTCGACGGCGTGGTCGGCCCGCAGACCTGGAACGCGCTGTGGCCGCTGTACTCGGGGACGCAGATCGGGAAGGAGCTGCGCCGACCCATCGCCGGCGACGGCCGGACCGAGCCGTTCCGGTACGCCGCCGACGGCACCGTGATCGGGAAGAACACCGCGTACTCGAGCCGGCTGCTGCGGGTCGAGCGGGACACGAACTACGGCTCCGGGATCAGCAAGGCTGTGGGCATCGCGGCCGCAAAGGAGGAGTACGCACGGACCCGCCGCTCGGGCGAGGCGTACCCGGGGTGGGTGGGCACGGTGCAGCTCACCGTCGACCCGAACGAGGGCTCGCGGTGGCGGATCCGGGAGGGTGACGTCTTGCGCGTGCAGTCGTTCCAGGGCGCGACCGTCGACCTGCACATCGCGCAGGTGCAGGGCGCGCCGTCGTCCGGGCCTGGGCAGGTGTCCTTGACCGTCGACGAGCTCGCGCGGGACCTGCCGACTGTGGCGGCGATCATCCGGCAGGACGAGGACTCGAAGGACGACCCGTTGCGGCTCCCTGGTCGGCGGGCGCGACGCTCGCAGGTCACCCCGGACGCCGTCGAGCCCTTCGACGGGGAGTCGTCCGCGGGGATCATCCCGAAGCTGCCGCTGTTCGCCAACCTGTGGGTCGTGCAGTCGATCCCGCTGTCGGCGGCCGGGAAGATCGCACGGATCACGTTGAAGACGTCGCCGGCGTGCGCGTTCTACGTCGCGTTCTTCGGCGACGCCGTCACCGCGGCGCAGCTGCAGAAGTACGTCGGGAACCCGACGTCGACCGACGGGTACGGCCGGGGCCCGTACCAGAAGCAGCAGGAGAACCTCGAAACGCTCGGGTTCATCGACGCGATCGGGGGCCCTGGGCAGGCAGCCGGGTACTCCCCGGGGCAGCAGACGTCGCCGTGGGACGGTGTGTCGTCGAGCCCGCTCACGGGGAAGCTGGACTCGACGGCGCCGATCTCGTACCGGTCGGTGAAGCCGCCGTGGATCTGGGTGGCGTTCTACGCGGCGTCGTCGTGCTACGTGTCGGGGCGGATCCTGCCCGGCCCGCTGGAGGGCTGACGGGTGGGGCTGCTGCTGCCCGACGGGTACTTCGTCGCGTCGTACCCGGCGGCGTACTTCATGAGCGGGACGCAGCAGGTCAACACGGCGTCCGCGACGTCGGTGTGGCAGGTCGCCGACGACACGATCACGCGGGTGCGGACCGTGACGTGGACGGCGTCGACGATCCCGCAGATGTACGTGAGCAGCGGGGCTGTAACGCTCGACGGGTCGCTGCTGGCGATGTTCCACAGCGAGACGAACACGCCGACCGCGCCGGCAGGCAGCGAGAGCATCCGCGTGTTCCTGCACCTCGTCGACGTCGCGTCCGGCGCGACCCTGGTGGCACGGGACGTCACGACCGACGTGGGGTACTCGACCAGCTCGGGGACCGTGCTCGGCAGCCCGACGCCGTTCTTCTCCGGCGACGGGACGCACCTGTACGCCGTGGGTCAGCAGGGCGACTCGAGCCGCGGGTTCGTCGGGTGGGACGTCACGGACCCGACGAACCCGGTGCTCGTGCTCACCGGGACGAGAGGCTCGTCGCCTGTCGGACCGGACTACGCCGGCGGCGGCTACTTCGACATCGATCGGTGCCCGGTGGCGTCCCGGACCCCTAGCCAGCTCCTGCCGCTCGGCCCGGACGACTTCGCGTTGGAGTCCGTGTCGTACGGGTCAGGCGCTGTCGTGTACGGCTTCGACCTGAACACCGGCGAGACGTGGGTCGGGTACTGGGACGGGCACAGCCCCACGATCGGCCGGGCCAACCTGGGGTTCCTGAACGTCTCGTACGTCGGGCCTACCCGCCGGCACGTCTACGCCACCGAGATCGTCGGGGACTACGTCGCGCTGCCCGCCACCCGAGCCGGGCTGACCTCCGGGCCTGTGCTGACCGACCCGACCTTGCGGCGGATGCTGTACCCCGCGCTCGCCGTCGACGTGACCGCAGCAACCCCGGCGTTTGCGACGACCATCCTCACGCCGACCGGCGCTACCGCGGGCCCGACGCTCACCGCTCACGGTGGAGCGTGGGACCCGACGTACGGCCGCGGGCAGGTGAACTCGAGGTTCGCGTCCTGGTCGTCGCCGCCGTCGCTGGCGCCGCCGCTGTGGCAGCGGCAGCGGATCGGGGTCCTCGACTCACCCGAGCAGTACGCGAGCGGTCTGGCGTCGCCCTACTCGTCGCCGTGGCAGGGGGGGATTCCGTGAGCGAGGGGTCGTCGTTGGACTGGGTGTCCACGATCGCGAACCTGGGCATCGCGGGCGTGCTGCTCGTCATGCTCATCAAGGGTTGGGGCATAGTCCTAGCCAGAGAGCTTGAGACTGCGCGGAAGCAGATCGAGAAGCTCGAGGCCGAGAAGGCCGCGCTCGAGGAACGTGTACGCGACAGCACGGCGCTGATGATCGAGACGGTGGTACCGCTGATGACACGAGCCGTGGACGTCGAGACGGGACTGCTGGACCGCATGAAGGAGGAGGGCTGGCGTGAGCGTGACGACGATCCCGGGGGGCCTCGCCCCTCGCGCACGACGCGACGGTAAGGCGACGATGGTGTCCGTGGCCGCCGGCGGCAACCCTCGCCCGAACGCCCGCTACGTCGCGCCCGACCGGCCGACGGTCCGCGACCAGCTGGGCCACCTGTCCGGGACGGAGCTCGCCGAGACGTACGAGGCGACGATGGCGCTAGTTCGGGGCCTGGTGCCGGAGCTGACACGTACCGTGGACGCATTGGACCGGCAGTGTCGGGATCGTCGTGCTCTCGGTCGCGGGGAGGGCTGAACAGTAGGAGGGGGGCCGGGCGTGCCTTGGCGGGAGCGCATGGACCGAGCAGAGGAGCGGCTCGACGCGGTCGAGGAGCGACTCGATCACGTCGAGGACATCCTGAGCCGCGACGAGACGCTCGTGGCATCCACGCAGCGGTTGTCCGGGACCGTGGGAGGGCTGTCGGACGTCCTCAAGGGCATCCGGGAGAACAAGGAGCTGCTGCACTCGGCGCGACGCGAGATCCAGGAGAAGGCGTCGAGCCGCTTTGTCCGTGTCATCGCGTCGGTGGGCGCCGCGCTCATGGTCGCAGCTGCGGTCTACGTCGGGTACAACGCGGCCGACGTCCGGCGGGTCGCGCGTGAGGAGTGTCAGGCCGCGAACGCGCGGCTCGAGTCGGCGATCTCGCGGGAGCGGGCCCTGGCGGACACCGACGTCCCGGACACGCGGGACGCTCACCGCCGATCTGCTGAGGCGATGACGAGGCAGCTGCGACAGTGCAGGTGAGCCCCCGCCTGGGGGTCCGGCTCGACGCATGGAGACAACCGTGCTGCTCGCATCACTGAACGACGGCGCGTACGCCGTCTCGACCCTGGCCGGCGCCGCACCGGACACGGTGACGATCCCGGCCGACTGGCTGAACATCCTGATCGGCGTGCTGCTGCCCGGCGCCGTGGCGCTGGTGACCCGGCGGTTCGCCGACTCGGCCGTGAAGGCGCTCACCCTGGTGGCGCTGACCGTGCTGACGTCGGTCGTCACGCAGATCGCCGCGAACGGGGGCGACTTCGACGTCGCGCCGACGGCGATGGTGTTCCTGACGCAGTTCGGCACCGCGGTGCTCGCGCACTACGGCGTGCTGAAGCCGACGGGCGTCACGGGCACGAACGGCGCGATCGCGCGCGTGGTCGAGGGGGGCATCGGGAAGGACGCCCGCCGGGACCCGTACGAGTACAGCTCGGCGACGGCGGTCGTGGACGGCCCGGGTGACCCGGGGCAGCCCCGGCCCGGTGACCGGCCGGCGTCCGGGGGCATGGGCCCGTTCTGACCGGTGCGTGGTGGGGCCCCGGGGCTGGCACCCCGGGGCCCCTGCGTGTCCGGTGAACGGAGGGAACCCCGGACGCGCGTGCTCATTGTCCCCTGCGGCTCCTGTGCCGTTGTCTGGCACACGCCCAGCACCATGTACTAGTATGGGTACCACTGAACCACTCGATCACTCGTCAGCGGAGGATGAGATGACCACCAGCAACCTGGTGCCCGTGCACCCGAACATCCGGGCCCGGCGCGCCGCGAACACCCGGATCCAGCAGGTCGACGAGTTGTTCGACCGGCTCGGCGACGAGGACGCCGAGCGTGCAGGGCAGTCTGTCGACCAGCTGCTCTTCGGCCGGATCCACCTGCACCGCCTCGCAGCGGACGGCGTGAACGTCGTCACCGTGCGGATCCTCGACGAGAACGTCGAGCAGGAGACGCTGACGATCGTCACGTCGAACCTACGCGAGGACCGCGTGCTGTCGGTGGCCTACACCGTTCGGGTCGGGAGCGGCCGACACGAGCTGGCCGTGCCGCCCGGCAGCGGCATGTGGCTGCTCGCGTCCCGCGCCGCGCTGCTTGCGCTGTGAGCGCCGCGACGAAGGCCCTGAGCGCAGGCGGGGTCGAGCTCCTCACGATGCTCGACGCCTACACCGGCGGCGAAGGCACCGTCGCGCCCGGAGTGCTCGCCGAGCGGCTGGGCTGGTCCCTGGACCTCGTGCGAGTCCGGACGGCCACGCTCGTCGCGCGCGGTCTGGTCGAGCGCGTCACCGGCGCCGGCGGACGACGGCCGACGTACCGGCTGACGCCGTCCGGACGTCGTCGCGCAGCGCACGAGATCGCGAAGGCCGCGAGAGCCGCCGCCGCTGATGGCGTCGAGGCACGCCTTGAGTTCTGACCCGCGCAGGGTGACTGACTGCGCTCTGGCGGGGGATACTCCTGTGCCAGTGGCTCGGACACTCACCGGGCTCGGTAACGGAGGAGCACGCGATGGCGGAGCGGGAGAAGCCGCGGATCGTGGGGCCGCAGGAGATCGCGGTGCTGCACGGGTCGCCGACGTCGACGGCGTGGCGGTGGAAGGGCCGCGGCCGGTTGCCGCCGGCGTCGTGGCGGGTGTCGAACCACGACACGTGGCTGTTGGAGGCGATCGAGACGTGGTCGCGGCAGACGGGCCGGTACCAGCCGGCGATCCGGCGGTGGGCGAGGCACCTGGACCGGGGGGAGGCCGAGGTGACGTTCGAGGTGCTGTACGACCTGTTGCAGCTGGGGCAGGAGAAGACCCGGGTCGCGGAGGTGGGGCTGCCGGTGGACGACGCGGTGGCCGCGCGGCGGTCCGCCGGTTGACGTTCTCGTACCCGGAGGGGTGGGGCAGTGATGGGTGAGCAGGAGGAGCCGGTCGTCGAGCACGAGCGGTGGTGCACGGACCACGCGCACCCGAACACGTGGTACTGCCCGGCGCCCG